GGTAGGTGGATACACAATGCTGATAATAACTGACTTACGCATTCACCTACCACCTCCCCCTACGGGGACTCCTCCTTCCCGAAGGAGGAGAATGGAGATACCACCGACTATAAACTGTCAAGTCATTATTTTACTAATTCACCTTATAACCAAATTTTTTGTTTGTTTCTCTGTCTCTTTCTTTTGTTTCAAGACAAAAGAAAGAAAGTTGTAACACAAATGTAACAAGTATGACATCCCCCTGCAACCTCAAACTCCGTCCTTTGCAGGCGGAAATAACATACACACATTTATGGAGACAATTTATTTATGCATTATCATTTTCCTCTTCGTACTAGCCGTATTCGACCTGATCGTCGGTGTGAGTAACGATGCGGTTAACTTCCTCAATTCGGCGGTAGGTGCCAAGGCGGCCTCCTTCAAGACCATCCTGTTTATTGCAGGCATCGGCATATTCATCGGAGCATCGCTCTCTAACGGCATGATGGACATTGCCCGGCACGGCATCTACCAACCCGAGCACTTCTACTTTGCAGAAATCATGTGTATCCTGCTTGCCGTCATGCTCACCGACGTTGTCCTGCTGGACGTATTCAATTCAATGGGAATGCCTACCTCCACCACCGTATCCCTCGTCTTCGAGCTGCTGGGAGGAACCTTCGCCCTCTCCCTCATCAAAGTCCGTAACAGCGACACCCTCGGGTTGGGCGACCTGATAAACACCGACAAAGCCCTTTCCGTCATCATGGCGATATTCGTATCCGTGGCAATCGCCTTCTTTTTCGGTATGCTCGTCCAATGGCTGGCCCGTGTCATCTTCACGTTCAACTACACGAAAAAGATGAAATACAGCATTGCACTGTTCGGAGGCGTGGCCGCCACCTCCATAATCTATTTCATGCTCATCAAAGGACTGAAAGACAGTTCCTTCATGACCCCCGAAAACAAGCAATGGATACAGGACAACACTTGGATGCTTATCAGTGTGTTCTTCGTATTCTTCACCATACTAATGCAGATCCTTCACTGGCTGAAAATCAATGTCTTCAAAGTAGTAGTACTCATGGGTACTTTCGCCCTCGCCCTCGCCTTTGCCGGCAATGACCTTGTGAACTTCATCGGCGTTCCCCTCGCAGGCTTCTCGTCCTTCATGGATTTCACGGCCAACGGCAACGGCAATCCGGACGGATTTCTGATGACCTCACTGCTCGGCCCCGCCAAAACTCCGTGGTACTTCCTCATCGGCGCCGGCGCTATCATGGTCTACGCCCTTTGCACCTCCAAGAAGGCACACGCGGTAATCAAAACTTCCGTCGACCTCTCCCGTCAGGACGAAGGCGAAGAAACCTTCGGAAGCACCCCGATAGCCCGTACAATCGTCCGTTTCAGCATGACACTCGCCAACGGCATCTCACGCATCACCCCGGACAGCACCAAGAAATGGCTGGACACCCGCTTCCGCAAAGACGAAGCGATCATCGCCGACGGAGGTGCTTTCGACCTCGTCCGCGCCTCCGTGAACCTTGTCCTTGCCGGCCTGCTCATCGCACTGGGAACTTCGCTGAAACTCCCGCTGTCCACCACTTACGTCACTTTCATGGTAGCCATGGGTACTTCGCTCGCCGACCGTGCCTGGGGACGTGACTCAGCCGTTTACCGTATCACAGGCGTACTGAGCGTCATCGGCGGTTGGTTTATCACTGCCGGAGCTGCCTTCACGATCTGTTTCTTCGTCGCCCTCGTGCTGCATTTCGGTGGAAATATTTCAATCATTGCCCTCATCGCTCTGGCAGCATTCATCCTGATACGCAGCCAGGTGATGTATAAGAAACGCAAAGCAAAAGAACAAGGCAACGAAACTCTCAAACAACTGATGCAAACATCGGACAGCGAAGAAGCGCTGCAACTGATGCGCAAACATACCCGCGAAGAGCTTTGCAAAGTTCTCGAATACGCAGAGACGAACTTCGAGTTGACCGTCACCTCGTTTATCCACGAAAACTTGCGGGGACTGCGCCGTGCCATGGGTTCCACAAAGTTCGAGAAACAACTTGTCAAGCAGATGAAGCGCACGGGAACGGTAGCCATGTGCCGCCTCGACAATAACACCGTGCTCGAAAAAGGGCTGTACTACTATCAGGGCAACGACTTTGCCAGCGAACTGGTGTATAGCATTTCCCGCCTTTGCGAACCGTGTCTGGAGCATATCGACAATAACTTCAACCCGCTGGACGCTATCCAAAAAGGAGAATTCAGCGATGTGTCCGAGGACATTACCTATCTGATTCAGCAATGCCGCAAGAAAATGGAGAATAATGAGTACAACGATATGGAAGAAGAAGTCCGCCGTGCCAACGACCTCAACGGACAGCTTTCGTTGCTGAAACGCAAGGAGTTGCAGCGCATCCAAAGTCAGGCGGGCAGTATCCGGGTCAGCATGGTTTATCTGACAATGGTTCAGGAGGCACAGAACGTGGTGACTTATACAATCAACCTGATGAAAGTAAGCCGGAAATTCCAAGTGGAAACGGAAATGCCGTAAAAGTCAGACGGAAATGTTACAGAAGTCTCAGACAGAGACGTTACGATGAAATATATAAAAACACACAAAAGAGGGTTTATTCAAAGTGCAGAATTACTAAGTCATTTTTAGGTTGGGGAACCATAGATGTACAATGAGAGATAAACCCAAAAACAGGCAGAGGGTGACTAAACAGTCGGAAGTTTTCAGATACTCTTGACCATTTGACAACCGTTATTTTATTTTAACTAATTGATTTTCAGTGTTAGTTTTTACGAAAATTGCGAAATCCTACATAAAAGACTACATGGAGGTCGTAACTAAGCCAAAAAACTACGACTGCAAAGGTAAATAAAACTTTTGAAAGTAAAGCACTGAAATCAAGCATCTTTCGAAGATGCATTGTGAATAAACTAAGGTGGCGTATGAGAGAACTACAAGGTTCACTACATACGCCACTTTTGTATATTATTGGTTCTAATTAGTTTAGTTTATTTGTATCTAATTGAAGGTGTATAGGAGTCACCTATATATTATTTATATTTAGTGGAGATCGGTTTTATGAGGATATCAATATGCTGGTTATTCAATATATGTTCCATTGCTTTATAGATTGCCATCTTCTCAATCCCGGCGATCTTGAGCGCCTCCATTTTAATCGAGTTCTCCAACAACAATAGATAGTCTTGTTCGCGAATCTCTACAACTCGTGTAGAATGCGTCTTCAACTTTGCCATACCTATTTATATATTAAGAGATTACTTATTTCCGAAGTCTGCGGGTGTCTCGCCCCAATCACGATTATCCCAATGGAGTACCTGAATATCGTCTATTTTAGCCGCCATAACTTTGAGGAATATTTCGGCTAATTGCAGCTGCTCACAGCGTCGGGATGACGCAGTTTGCTTATTACGATACCAAGTGATTGCGGTAATGCTATCTGAGTAGATAATACGAGGTGCTTCGGGGTGTCTGAGGATATATTTGACAGCCTCTATGATGGCGAGAAACTCTCCGATATTATTCGTTTTGTTGCCTATCGAATGGTTGAAGAGTTCCAATCCAGAAGAGAGGTCAACCGCTCTGTAGCGTGTCAACCTCTCCTTCGTGGAATGTGCGCCGTCAGTGGCTATTCCTACTGTTGGGCGCATCATTTGTGACCACCTCCTATGTAGCGCTTGCCGGTGTAGATATATCCGTCCTGCTCGAATCGGCGTATCAACTCCTGAGCCTGCTTAATGAAGTCGGCTATCACCTCCTCGTGGTTCTCGATGTCCTTGCGTTCTTTGAGGACAGGAAGCACTCCATCGAGTGTTCGGCTCATTGCACTTTTGCCGTCCTTCGGGTCGAGATAGATGGTCTTGTTGCCGAATGACACTGTAACCTTATACAGCGTTTTGGGAACGATTATGGTCTCTACTGTCGCAGGAAACTGTACGGGTGTGGCGGCAACTACCACATATCCCTTAGCCTTGTGCATAGGCTTCAATTCAACCGAATAGAGAACATTTGGCTCGATTGTGCCTTTCAGGTCTTCTGCCAGGACACAAATCTGCTTGCCATATCTTGAGTCTTCCCTGACTCCTTTCAATTGACGAGTTTTTGAGTGGCGGGATACAAAGCCAATAAGCTCTCCCGTTCTTTCCGATTTCGCAAACTTAATCTGCGACTTCTCCGATGTCATTTTACTTGTCTACCATATTCAATCTATTTCAATCAATTTACAAACTTGGTTACTCGATCACGCTAAATGGAGTACAAATATACATTTATTTTGCTTGTCCACCAAGTGTTTTAATCGTTAATTTTCAGCGTGTTACGGTGGATTGTGAATAGAGAAAATGTATCATCAGAATAGTCGTTCATCTTCCGTGAAATGGCTAAAACGCTCGTCATTATCAGAGACTTGCAACAAGTGCCGACACTTCCAATAGCGATAAATTTTTCCGCCGTTTGGTACATAGACATTTATGTCGTGAAAATTTAGGTATTGGTTGCCCTGTTCAGTACCAAAATTCATCCAAGTAGCACAATTCGGTAGGTTTGGGTTGGGCTGAACATAGAGGTTCATCTTCTCCTTACCTGCAACGAATATATTATGAATACGCAGATCATTGTCTATCGGAAAACGGTAGGCATAGAGAGCGAAATCGCATATATCCGTATTGAGCAGACTCCCTCCAAAGTGCTTTGGTGCTTCAATCTTCAACCTATCAAATTTTCTTCGGATATGAGGCCGTCCCCGTATCTCTTCATATTTCTCATTGGTAACAGCCTCTGCTGTGGCATACACCACCCTGAAACCATTATTTGTGCTGTCCAGAACCATTACATGCTCCACGATGTTACCACTCTTATTGATGCTCTCTTTTGTTAGGTCAGGAGGCTTCGTAACGCAGCACTTCACTAAACCTACGATACCTACAATGAGCATCAGGATACCCCAAGGTCCGATGGCTGATGCAACGAATACCGCATTGTCAGCCTTCTGCTTGAAATCTTTCATAGTTACTTTGTTTTGACACCTCTCCGCTCAAACTCTCGGCGTAAAGTATTGACCAACTGTGTAATATCTACCACCTCGCAACTCTCACCACAAGGTTTGCCGTGGAATAGCGGCGTGTATAACAACTTAAAGTCATCGTCAATGGAGAAACCTCCTATGAGTACGATTCCCGCCTTAATGCGGTAGTATTCGCCGTACATTGCATACTTGTCTGTAGTCTTTGCGAACCCATACTCTGGAAGTAAATCCACCAGTGCATCAAGTATGGGCCTTATAACCTCTTTGAGGAAGTTGGGAGATTCTAACTCTCCCTTTTTCTTCCCCTTCTTGGGAGGATTCTCCGCCACCTGTTCGGCGTAGGCAAAGAATCGCTCCTTGTAATCTTGTGTCAGTTTCTGAATATCCATATCCAATCAATTAAGTGTTACTACCCAACCACTCCTGAAGTGTCATCGAGTTCTCGAATCCGTACTCGTCAATCTCCACGAACCCATCAGGTCCCATTTCGATTATTTCCTTCGAGAGGATTGTTCCGGCGTGGTTTACAATTACACGGGGCTCGATTGTAGCGAACTCACCTCCGGTATCCGACTCACGAATATCGTAGGCGTGAAGTCCCTCGGGAATAATGTCTCGGTTTATACGGAGGCAGGTAAACAAAACCTCTTTGCCATTTACACTGAGAACATCAAAGTTCTCGCTATACAACTCTTCTTTTGTCTTCATATCTTGTTACGCTATTTATAATTGTATGCCTTGTTAAACTCTGTGAGGTTGTCGGCAAACAACTCCTCTTTCTTCCATTGGGTATCTACGAATGCCTCGATGATACTCTCCGGAGTTTTGGTGTTGACTTTGAGGTAGGCAATGGCATTTCTACGCCACTCCTTGTGGCAGATGTGCGTGTACTTCTCCCACACCTCGATAAGCGACTTATTGATAATCTCGCTTACGCCGTATGGCTCATCTGTGGCTGTGCCAATCTCACGCATACAGCACTCCTCGCTCTCGAATATCTCCTTGAGCATACACTCGGCCAGTCGCTGCTGCTCCTCGACATTCTCATCCTCGGGGTACTCGATGACGGTTACTTTCATAGGCAGCCAATCCTGTGGCTGATGGTTAGTTGCGACGAACACAATGCTGTCGACTAACTTTCTCTGGAGTTCTCGCTCCTGTTCTCTTGGTTTCATACTGCTATTTGAATTTTACCTTGTTTGAATAATTCGTGTTTGTACTTTCTGTGTTCTCGCACAGTCTCCGCCCACTTTTTCTTATCGGGCTTATACATTCCCTTCGCCTTGCTACGCTTGAGTCGGTGGCGTGATGCCTCCATCTTGTCGGGGTCTATGAGGAATGTTATCAGTCTTCGGCTCACACCATACTCTCGTGCTAACTGTCGCTGGCTCACATCTTCTGTGTGATAACGGTGGTATATCTCCGCACGCTGCTCGGGCGTTAGTTTCTGTCGGCGGTCATACTCTGTACCGCTGATGGATATCTTCTCACTTTTGTATGGCATAGGCTACTCGTTTTGGGTGTTCAGTCCTTGCTCGTTGCAGCAGTCGTTGTACCAACTGAGCAGCGTGTCGAGCCATTCGATGTTAATCTCCGTGAGGTGTCTGTCGGTAAACACCTCGCCCGTCTCGTCGTTGATAAGCGTGCAACTGCCGTCGTTTCTCAGTTCTGTCATACGGTAGCGAGTGAAGACAGGATAGTCTCCCTCTTCCTCGACATAAACAATGTGTGGCAACCAACCATCGGGTCGGTGTGGCAGAGCTTTGAGTGTGTTCACATACTCTGCCGATAGGTCGTAAAGTCTCTGTTGTAGCATAGTTAAAGCAGTTCGTCTTCAAATGAGTGAATATCTGTTATCACAAAGTCCTCCGAGCCCTTCTCGGTCATCGACTGAAGGTCTCGCACGGAGTTGCAGTAGAAGAATATCTTGTCGTCCTCGCTCTCATCCACATCGCACGATAGTTTGAAGACAACATCGCAGGTGTCGTGGTCATCTTGCCACTCAATCTCACAATTGGCGTAGCGTGGCTCGTGGCCGTGCTCCTCGCAGAACTCGACAAACGAGTCTTCCATCTTCTGTTGTAAGGCACTCATCTTCTCCATCGCTACTCATCTATCATTTCTACCATAATATCGTAGAGCTCTAAGACATCAAGGGAGTTCACAGGAACATTTCTCTCTATACCTAGATTCTCATACTCCAAGTGGGCGGTCAATTCCCCCTCGATTATTTCAAGAGCTATGACCTCGCACTTGTCTCCATCCTCGTCGTGGAATGTGAACGAGTGCCCATCAGGGTGCTCCATTCGCTGCTCATCGTACTTTGATACGGTCTCACGCATCATCTTGAGCATATCCTGACGCAGGTCCTGCATAGCCTCCTGCATCATCTGCACCTCGTGAATATCTTCGGGAGAGAGCGGACAAAGTATATCAAGTTCCTCCGCATTTACCTCTGCCTCGCTATGGCCATCGCCAATGAGGATTATGCGGTCGTCATAGTCCTCCACATCCTCGTCTGTATAGTTCTGGTACTTCTCTTCGTGTGCATCGAGGACTGTATATTCGCCCGATGTCTTGTCAGCAGGGTCATTCCAATAGACTCGCTGCCCATTCTTGAATTTTCTCATATTATTGTCTTATTTTAGTCGTTGATACCGCAGATCTCGGTCTGCATTTCGTAGTCTTTGTAGTTCTGAAACTCGTAGTCAAGGTTGCTGACTACATCCTGCGCATCGTCATCGGTTATCTCCTCCACATTGGGGTTGAAGATATCCACGCGCACGGTAAGATAGATTGTCTTTGATGCTGGCATACTATTCGATTTTTAGGATTTCACAAATGTTGTCACGGATACCGAGCAACCAATCAATGTTGTTTGTTGCGAGTGTTGTCTCGCTGGCATAGATTGTCGAGTGCTCGTCTTCCTGGTTGTCATAGACCTTCAGGTACCAGTCGCCATCCTCACAGATACCTATGGCGGTAACTTGTTTCTCGTACCACGCATCGTAACGATGGCAGTAGTCTACCACATAGGTTGGTGAGTGGGAGTCTTCGTCAAACTCCAACTGTAGTTCGGTGATGTTTCTCTCTTTGAGGAGCGATACAATCTCCTCCTGTAATGCTTTACGCAGGGCGTTTACCTCCTGCCAACTGATTTTCTTTGTCATATGCTGTTGTGTTTGTTGTTTAAGAGTAGGTGTATAAAACTCTCTTGGGGTGAAGAAATCACCTCAAAAAAGTAAAAAAATGACCGCCACGGCGTTTGTAAAACCGTGACGGTCGGTCATCATTATGGCGTGTGATGAACAATTATTCTTCGTCTATGTCCTCGTAGTACGGGACATTATGTCTACATACGGCGGCCTCCATCTCTTCCCACCACACCTCACTGTGGCGGTCATTCTCAAAGTCGATGGGCTCGCCCTCATTTAGGCGGAGTCTATCACGGGTATCTAACTCCGTGTCCATTACTATATTCTCCATCTGCTCGTCAGTTACATCCTTGGTGCAGAACGGCACCGGTAGTGACTCTAACTCTCCACGAGAGAGTTGGGACTGACCATACTTGAAGATGCGGTCGTAGAACTCATCTGCTTCGGGTTCGGGGTCCACCTCCAACTCCTCGCAGTAGAAGTTCTCTTCGAGCCCTTGTGTCTGGCGGATACTCTTAAATTGAGCCACAGCATCTCGGTCAATACCATATTCGCGGCTCTTTTTGTGTAGGTAGTCGACTGCCTTCTCAAAGGTTGTGAAAGGTGCGACGAGTGTTAGCGATACAGTGCTGAGCCAAGCATCGCCACGGTATAGCAGATATATTTTCTTTGTCTCCATATTAGATCACTTTTATCTTCTTGAGTTCTCGTTTGTAGTTTGTAAGCGAAGGTTTTGGCCCGACCTCACGGACTATCTGGCGCATCTGCTGCACGGTATATGCCTTGCTCATATCGAGGCTGTAATCCTCAGCAAAGGCTGTCATACCGGCATAACAGAAACCGAACTTCTTATGCAACTCATCTGCCGTGTAGGATACAGGCTCCTCGCCAAGGTCATCCGGAACAGCCATACCCTTAATCTTGTAGAGCATTCCTTCGAGGAGTGTCGCGCAGTTGTCGCTGTGATATGTGAGGTCTCTGCGGCGGGCACAGTAGCCGATTGTCTCACCGAGGAAGGTGTTGCGGAAAATCTCTGTACGCTTGATGTCCTTGATTTTCTCCACACCATAGTAGCCTAATGCCTGCACAGCACGCAGCGACTTATCTACCTTCGGCTTCTCGAAGAGAGGATCATTCTCCGCCACAATCTTTTCGAGCCAAGTACGATGGAAGGTGCTCACACTGCACTCGAAGACTCGTGAGGGTTTGCAGTAGCGCGACTCTGCACGGGTCATAATCAGGCGTGCAGTATTTGGGTTATACTTATCTGTGTAGTAGAAACCAATGTAGGTATTTCCAATCTTGCAGTAGGTATAATCCTCGTGGTTGTTTTTGAGGGTGAGCAGCGAACGCTCACCGCCGTAGAACTTCTCCGAGAGTCCTGTCTGTTTGACAAACTCGGAGATAAAGTGCTTCGGCACCCAGCAATTGTAGTAGTTCTCACGGTACACCGACTTCGCCATTGCGGGAGTGATGAAACGCTTTAAGAAATAGCGAATGTTGTAGCTGTTGTAGTCGAATGCCGCTTGTGTATTCTTCGGCGTTTGGAACTCTGTCGGCATCTGCTCAAACCATTGGTACGACTTGCAGTTCTCCTCACAGTACTCCACAAACTTGCGAGTCCATACCTTCTGCGGGAATGTAGGGCACGAGCCACCACGACGAACAAAGGCCTTACAAACCTCTACTGTGAGCAGTCTGCTATCTTTGCTATCCTCCGTATTGATTAAGGTGTAGCTATCTCGTGAACTGCTGTCTAACGCCAGCACAAGTCTCTTCGCTGTACGGAACTTATCGGGCAATGTCTTGAACACATATGCATACCTGCGTACCAACTGGTCAACCAGGCGGTCATCAAGGAGGTGCAGATAGTGCCCCAATACATATTCGTTATGAACCTTATTGTTATACTCCGAGAATACTGCAGCATAGAGCACCTCGTATGAGATATACTTGTGAGGCACCATTGAGAGGTCTCGCTTAGCAAGATACTGGTAATAGAGTTTGTTCTTGAATTTAGTGGGTGTTACTCGGTCCACACAGAGCACATCGAGAGCCTCGCGCTGGAGCATCGCAGTAAACAGTTCCTGTGTCTTGAGCGATGCAGGTAGATAGCCGAGCACTATCTCCACACGCATTATGGCATTGGTGTAGTCTCCAATACGATGTACATTTCCTATGAGCGACACCATAGCCTCTATCGCCAACTCATTGTCCCACATATGAGCAGGTATTGCCGAGAGGATATCGAGGTCGCCGGCACAATTCTGCACCACTTTAAGAGCCATCTCTCGTGTCATAATGTGGGTAGGTACAGCATAGATGTTGCGCCAACTCTTCTTTACTGCGTAGGCACATACGCTCTCTGTGCGACACTCCTCGGGGATATGTTTTAGTTTGAAGCTATGCCAACAGTTGTCGCAGTTTGCAATCACTTGTTCTATAAGTTGTGTGTTTAGGAATCGCTGAGGGATATATGATAAGACCTCGACATCCTTACACTTTACTGCCTCGTTGACCATCTCTTGTGTTACAAACTCCTCGGGCAGATATTCCAATGCTACTTTAATGCTCTTATACATATTTCTTCTCCTCGTTAAATGTTGATGGTTTAATTATTCTTACCAGTCTGCGACCACGGAAGATGTAGAGTATCTCGCCCCCTCGCTCAGCATACTCCTCAATCTCCTGCCAACTATTCATTCGTGGCGCTGGGCAGAGGGATGCTTGTCTATTGCGGAATATGGTAAGGTTGCAGATGGTGTTTTTGTTGGGCTTGAAGTCGTATTCTTCTAAAGGTATTTGCTCTTCCATAGCAAGGTAGTACCACTTACCCTCGGCAAAGAGAAAGCAGTCATCGGCAAAAGAGCGAAACACCTCCACACTATCTGCCGTGCGTGGCAGGTGCGTATTATCCCTACGCCCATCACGAATAGCCCCGAAGCAGTGTATCTCATCTCGGCAGTCGGTCCATCTGCCATAAGGCGAAGGACCCAAGCGATGAATGTCGCCCAACTCAAGCAGTGCATCTACACGCTGGTCGTTGGGATAGAAGCGTTTGAGAACTCTGATAAACCTCTCCGAGAGTTCCTCATTTGTTACCTTTATATGTCGAACAGTGCCGTTCGCGAGTAGTTTTCCAATCTGTATGCTCATAATGTTGAAGTCTTGTAGTTAAAGAGTAGCCGAGCAGCACCCCGAAGGATGTCTGCCCGGCAGAAAAATTATATGTGGATTGACATAAAGACCTTGTCGATGTCCTCCTGTGCCAATCCGATGTAACGCCTCGTTGTCTCGATTGTCGAGTGCTTGAATATCTGGTTCAGCAGCACCAGAGCCTCGGGCGAGCGTTTCATAAGTTCGTAAACATACCTGCCGAATGTCTTGCGGAAAGTATGAGTTGAGAATGCTCGAATCTTCATTCGATACTTAGCCTTGAAGACTTTGAGCTGACGGTTGATGTGTACTATCGTGTAGGGCTCACCTGTTCGTGGGTTATATAGTATCAGACTATCCACATCAGGACAACCTGACAGCTCGTACAGGTGCTGTGTCTTTTGTCGCACATCATCGCTAAACTTAACCATACGGCTCTTCTTTGTCTTCTGCTCGATGCGGGTAAGTTCCGAGCGATTCAGCACATCTCGCCAGCGCAGTGTCCGTACATCCGAACATCGAAAGGCGGTGCAGAACGAGAGCCAACAGTACGCCTCCCACATATACTGGCCATCGGCTTCAAGATTGTTTATGAGTTTGTAAAATTCGGCTATGGGAAGGTAGTCGGCTGTCGTAAGTTGTCCTTTGATGCGTGTCATATTATGCTGTTGCTATGTTTTGTGAAAGCAGCAACTCCGCCAGCGCTCCATTCTGCGGAATCATCGCAGGGATGTCTGTGCGCCCTGGCTTATAGAGTTCAGTTGCCACATTGTAGATGTCCCAGAGGGTTATCTTGCCCTTCTCGAGGTTGAGTTTGAGTAGGTCTTCGGTAAATACCGATATTTGTCCCTGATTGAGCGGATAGGTATCCACCTGCGAGGAGAGTCGCTTGTCGGCGCTGTCGTGTGATACACGGATAGCAGTCAGAAGACCAATGAAGGCGTACAACTCCGTAGGCGATACAACCTTTGACTTGAGTCGCTTGATGCGCTCACGGTCCTCGGTCATATTGGTGTGGAAGTTAGATAGCCACTCATCCACACGGTCAAACAACTCCTCTGTCGTTACCTTATCACGACCATAGTTTGCCACGCTGCGCTCCGGGGAGAGGATGCATTGGTTGTGGCATATCTTGACGCAGGGACCAATGGCCGCCTGAATGCCATCCTGATGGAACGCCACGACAAGCGTTGTGGTGAGCTCGTCTGTCTCCCAGTCGTTGATGCGGATTGTTGTGTAGATGCGGCGCAGGATATGTGCCTCGACAGCCTGCACGCCAAACTCTCGCTCCACCTGTGGCAGTACCACCACACCGGGCTGATTCTTGTTCTTGTTCTGTGCTGCGAAGATCTCTTCAACCTCGTAGTTCAGGTTGTGCTTCTCGCAGAGGTCGGCCATACGCTGGATAACCTCGTAGTGGTAGATACCCTTGACGGGCTGACCATAGATGTCGTTCTCCTTGTGAGTACGACGCAGTGTGTCGAGACTCATTGTTTCGATGTTGTTCACCGAGAAATTGAACTGCGTAGGAGCAGTCATTACCATTTGATTTGCCATAATGATTTTGTGTTAAAAGGTTATTAAAAAAGCGGTAAGCATTGCTGCTCACCGCTCGGTTATCTGTCTACAAGATGTTTGTGTGTCTCGAAGTAGTGGCACATCGCCAACTCCGCTATGTTGTAGGAGAATATCTCGCACCACCAGTCGAGCAGGTCGACATACTCATCAGAATTGCCATACGCCTCATCTACACCCTCCGGCACGATATGGTCGCCAACAAAGTCGCTGGCAAGCTCCATCACTGACTCGTGGTCGTAGGTGGCTATGTCGTCAATCTCTCGCTCCTTGATGTAGTCACGCACCTCTTTGGCGTGACTATGTGCCTCGTCGCTCTTGATGAGAGACATCTCACCGGTGAGCATATTGACGTGAATGCCGAGATGATATGCCGAGAAACCTCGTTCCAGCATCTCCTCCTTGAATGGGTCTATGAGTGCTATCATACCTTCTCCAAGAGTTTTACGGGTACCCAATATGCTGATGAGCCGAAGCGTTCCAAGCCCTCGTCATCGTTGATAAGCAGACACTCCTCGTTACCGATAAACTGTTGCGACTCGGGCCACTCGACAGCACGATAGCACTTCTCTCTGTCAGGCGTTCTGCCAAACTGCAACATATACTCATACTCAGGCACAAGCCTTGCACCGTTATCCTCTCTGTCGAATACAGGATAGCCAATCTCCTCCTGCTCGAAGTAGGTGCCATCATCAGGAAACTCAACCATAGCGTAGGTGTTGTTGTCCCACTCCTGACCGCAGTTCGAGCAGCGATTGAGTCCCGTCGTTACATCGAAGTAAATCAACTCCGACTCGCACTTGGGACAGAAATCAACCTTGCGTTTAGGTATGCCGACTATCTCAGCTATAATCTCCATACTATCCCAGAATAGTTGCTCGCAGTAGTCGTCTGCCATACGGCGGGCAAGTTCCTGCATCTGCTCATCTGTGGCCTTGTCGGCATCGAAGTGTCTTGCTCGGAGGTCATCGCGGCAGACCGAGGTAATCGGGAAGAAGCCCTCGGCAAGCAACGCCTGTATTCGCTTCTCTTCATCTGTGGGGTTCTCAATGGCGTTAAAGTACGCTCTCACTGCTTCTAAAATTCTATTCATTGCTTTGCTCTTTTTTCTCTTGATACTTGATTAGTAAGGTGTGCATAGACCAACCGCAGAGTGCTATCAGCATATCGCCGCAGTTATCCTCACGGTATGCCTGAATAAGCTGATGTGCCTTGTGTCGGTAGGTCTCCTCATCGGACTGTATCTCCGACATCACGACCTCCATAAATGTCTCGCAGTTCTCCTCGGACGAGAGTATCTCATCCATTAACTCTTCTTCTTTGTCGTAGTTCATATTGCTGTTGGTTTGTTCTTGTGTCATCTCGTTAAGCCAGTGCTTCACATCTTCCATATCCTCCTCCACGGTGTCGTTGTGCAGGCAGGAGCACATACCGTCACCATCGTAGTAGACAAGCACAGGATGCTTCGTGGCAGGACAGTAGCGGATAAGTAACTCATCCTTCTTGAGTAGTTCGGTATCCTCGGGATTACGCATCGTTGAGAGTGCTTTCGACGAGCGTTCCAGGATGCTCTGCTCGGCAGCTGTGAGTGATTCCTTGCCACCCAGCAACTGCTCAATATCTTTGAGTAGTTGATATACCATAGGCTACTCGTCGCTATTCTGCTCCTTGAAGATTGCTCGCTTCTCATCGTAGGATTTCGCCTTCCACCACTCGTTGCAGGCATCAACGAAATCCTGATAGCCCTCTTCGGGCGAGAAGTCATCCTGACGGTAGCCCGTAACCCTCTCCATAGTCGGGAAGTCGGCATCGCCCCACCAAGCCTCCATGCGCTCTACAAACTCCGTCTTCGTGCAGAAGTAGTTGTGTGCCTCACACTCGTTGCACCAGTTATCATCACGGTCAATGCCCGTCTCGCCGATGTACTCGTGTGTGTTGGCATCTACCCACGCTTGTGTCTGAATCTCTGTCGAGCCGCACTCCTCGCACACAATCAAATCTCTCTCCTCCATATCAATACCACGATATTAGTACATACTCATTCTGCTGGTCGCTCTCGTTGATGAGGCGGTCAAGTACTTTTGTGATGAACTCCTCGAGTGTCATCTCAATCTTTGTGAGGTATCTGGTGAGTTCCTCTTCGTTCTCACGATACTTCTCGTCTTTGTCGATAAGCATCTGGCGAAGGCGCTTGAGTTCCTCTCGCTCCACCTCGTAGTCATCGGTGTAGATATCTTCGGCATTATTCTCAATCTCGAACATCGAGAAGATATCGTATAGGGCATCCTGCCCATCGCTACCAAACATACCGCCGTAGCCGTATTGTACTTGGTAGGTTGTTCCAAAGTGTAGTTGTCTGCTCATATCTTTTGTTATTGGTTAGTCAATGTCGTAGCCGATGAAGTTCTCATCGTTGATAAGTAGGTAGTAGTAGCCGTTGCCACAGCCACGATACTCCTTGCTGAAGCCTGCATTAAGCACACGCTTGCCCGAGGTGTCGCCCTCAATCTCGCAGGGTTCAACCCATAGCGAGCCATCGTAGCCACGGAAGTCGAAGCGCAAAGAGTAAAACTTCTTACCCTCACGCAGAGCCTCACGGAACTGCTGCATAGTGAGCTCTCCGCACCATTTCTCCACGGCTTTGAGCGATATGACCTGACCATCGATGCGTGTTCCGGTGGTCAATCCGTTCTCATATAGCGACTTTGTAGGGTCTGGATTGAGTGCCTTCTTGATATAGGGGCCTGTGAATGTCGCCTTGCTTGCCAGTCGCTGATACTTCAGCACCATCTGACGGTTAGCCTCCTCGGCACTCTTGGGGGTGTGGTCTGAGGGGTAAAACACCTTTTCGATGCTATCCCAATCCGTGAAGAGATAACCACATTTTCTCTTGTTCGGGGCAACGATGCCTATCTGATTCTGGTCGCGGTTGATGAAGAGCCTGCGACGCTTACCGCCAATCTGCACATGGAGTGATGGCGGATTTGCTGTGTTGCGTAAATATTCTTCTGCTGCGTGCATAATATCCTCCTTTCTATACGGCCAAGGCCTGAATGAAATACTCCTCATAGTCGGCTTCAATGCCGAGGTTTGAGCAAGCCAACTCTATGTCGCTATGCTGCATATCGTTCACCTCGCGTAGTTCACGCAGATACCTGAGCTCATCATCGAGGTACTCTTGTGCCTGCTGTTCATCGCACGAACAGCCGCCACATATCGCCTTAATAATTCCTATTGCCATAATGATTCTGATTTTTAGTCTAACTCAAACTCGTCTTCATAGACGGTAATCTCCTTTCCACTTTCGCAGATCCTCACGAGCCACTGATTACCGTAGGGCTCGATTAGTTCTATGCGGCGATAGCCCAAGTATGGTACTTTGAGCGTTGCTATTGCTCCTTTCTCCATTATGCTACCATCTCAAATTGTACACAGAACTGGAACTCGCTGATGAGGTTGCCTACATAAGGCATCTTTACAGGGTCCTCGCCATAGGGACAGAAGATGGTCTTTGCGTGTGTCTTGCAACGGATACCTTGCTCGCGGACCTTTGAGAGCAGATATGCTCTGCGTCGTAGTTGTTTCTTGCTCATAGTTGTAGTTTTTTGTTGAAAGATATGAATGCCATTCGGGGGCATTACTCTAATTGTTTGATGTGAGCGTCATACGGGAGGATGCCCAACAGCTAATCAAGCTGGGAGGGCATCGTATCCGCAGGACGGTAGTAAATGTGATGGCCCTTCATATCGAGGTTGCCAAAAGTTGGTAGTATGATTGCCGACAGGGGGCATAACTCTAATCAGTAGATGTAACTCCTTGTGATGAACGCGCGAACCGGTTGATATACCGGTTCGCGGGTCGCTTGAACAAGGCCGTGCTAAATATGTCAGCCCATCAATACCATCTTACCAATCGTGCCGGGCTACTTCTTACGCCACTCTGCCATCTTGCGCTTGAGGTCGATGCCGTTATCTTCGAGCATCTTCTTCAATACTGCCAAGAGTCGCCAGCCATCGCCGTTGCGGTACATCTTAGCCTTGGTGGTGATGAACGCCAACGACTGGTATTTGTCCAGACGCTTGCCGGCATCATCATATGCCACACAGCCGTGGAAGCGGATGAGGTTCTGCATCGTGAAGAAGGCTCCCGAACCCTTGTAGGCATCAATCCACGCACTGCACTGCGGTGTCTGCCAGTGCATCTTGAGGCGCAGTGAGTTGAACTCTGCCACAGCCTCGTAGAGTTTTGCAGCACACTTAGCACGACGAATAGCGTACATAGCACTCTCCAACGGGCGGTATAGTTTACTGTAGAGGTCTGATACGAAGATGTTCTTGCCGGCGATACGCTTATAAGGGACACCCTTGCACTTGCGTACCTTAATCATATCGACACGCTTCTTGAGGAGTCCGATATACTCGCTTGCCATCTTAGTGGCTACCTCGGCATTGAACCAGCGGTTGCGGTCTGTGTAGTTCTCAGGATCACGGTGCTCCATCTTCATCTGTGCATAGAGCTCGTCGAGGAGCATCTTCCACTGATACTCGTAGCCCATACGGTGAATCATAGCGGTAACACCCATAGGCTGCTTGGTGCGGTAGTCGAGTGCTGTCATCATATGGAACATCTGTGCCATAACCCAGCGGCGGAATAATCGAGGATTAGGCACCGTGCCCTGCTTGATGATAAGCTCGAAGAGCGGGTCGTTGTCATCGAGGACAACCAACTTGCCGTCCTTGTTTGATGCTACACACTCACCACCATTGGCACCCTGCATAGCGAAGAGGTGGCTCACATCTACGCCTGCATCTCGCAGCGCCTCGATACGCTCCTTGGCTGTCTTGGGCAGTTTCTTGGCAGGCTTAACCTCCTTGCCAACGACCTCAGCATACACAACACCGATACCGGCATCTTTACCAATCACCGTAGCAACCGTAGTAATAGTCTTGTCTGCGATTGCCAACTCTGCACCACACTCGGGGCAGAGAACTTTTGTCTCATTCTTTTTGCTCATAATTTATTTGTTGTTAATGGGATTATTTCCCGGGTGAATCCATTGTTTGAGAATTACGAGGTCTTTGTCCTCCTTACTTTGCCAGAACCATTTGCCCATACGCTCCTCGTTCCACTCCATTCCGAGCAGCACCTGACAGAGGATGTATAGCTCAAGTTCTATCTGTGCGGGGTCTCGGCGCTTGCCATAGAGCATATCCTCGTCCGAGAGTTCTCGCTCGGGCAATGCTCGGAAGTATTGGCGGGACTTGCTCTCACTACGCTCCGAGGGCACAGAGTGCTTGTAGAAGGTGTAAAGGCGTTCAACGGTGTAGAGGAAGTCATCAAGCGTTGCCAGCAACATTCCCAACTCGCCCTCGTACTCTCCGTTTGTGATAATCTTCTTGCCGTCAATCGTAAGGTTTCTCCTTTCGAGGTCAACCCTGAATTTTGCTCCGTCCTTAACGGCTTGGACGGACTCGTGGTAGATGTTATTCATTTGCTTACTTGTTTTCGTGTTTAGCACTCTGAGCCTATGACGCATTGCTTTATAGGTCTGATAAATACAGTGGATTCTCGATCCTGAGACCTGACAATCTGCGGGTGTCAGGATCGAAGTAAGAGACTGTATTGTTAAACCAGGCTCCTTGTGCAGTTTTGGTTGCGTTACCTTATGGTCTTGTCAGGGTGGCACATATCTTTATCAATCTGATGTAAGCAGCACTGAATCTGATGGTCCCTAAGTCATCTATCGTAATCACAGGAGATGACTAAGGTTCCATCAGACTGCGAGGGCTGCTCAGTAAATTCCTGACCTCGACCATAAACCTTGTGCGAGGCGATGCGTAACGGTGAAGAGGTGGCATATATCTCTATGTTGTTGATGTCTCCCGTCCGGGGAAGCCTAAGCAGCGGCGTCGTATAACAATCGGGATTACGACGCCGCAGCGGAGGCTTATTTAAGACGGGACAATGAACTCTCTCCCTCGATACGCTCCCTATGCCGGGCAGATTCTTATAGCAGTGGCACATAACTTTATCCTTTCGATCTATCCAGCGTGTAGCCAGCTCGGAGGAGTCTCGAAGGAGGTCAATCTGCCTCCTTCAAGACTCGGCGGAGCTGGGTTAGCACGCGGGATGTAAATGTCTGCTCCTCGAATCTTTGCCGATGTGCTTCGGCATATTGCGAATGTCAGGCAACCGACACATTGCTTTACTCGCTTGATAAATACAGGTGGTGCCAGAAGTTACATGGATTCACCTGGGGATAACCAGGTGAATATATCTTACTTCTGGCTGTATACCTGTATTATTGAATTGTTGCTCTTCATTCGCTTGTCGTGTGTTCGACTTGTGTTATAGTGATGCTACCAGTGTGTTATATACCGCACGGCTGGTGAGCAGTGCTTTCTGCATACAGCCGATGGTCATATAGCCATCAATCTCTCCGGGCATCTTCTCACGGTTTGCCTTGACATTGCGGCCTCGACCACGCACGATGCAGCCATCACTCTTGTTGCGGACATATCCTAAACCGCCAACCTTGCGCTTGCCCGTCTTCACGGCACGCAGGCAGTCCATAACAAACTTATTCAGTTCGTCGATGTCTGAGCGAACATTGCACACGGGCAATATCTGGGTTGCCCAACTATGTTCGCCATCTCCCTTGTAGAGGTAGCGACTAACCGAGTTGATAGACTTGTGTAGTGATGTTCGGGGGTTGCGGATTGTGCGACGCTCAATCTCTCTTTGGAAGGTCTTGATACGACTCTGCGATAGAGAGATGCTTGCTCCCTTGATGCTGTAGCCAAGGAATTTGAACCACCTGTCTGATGTCAGATACTCAACTTTCTTTGGATTGAGGTGCATAGACTTCTCGGTGAGGCGGTTCTCCAAGATGGTCATCGCTTGCTCATACTTCTCACCGATGTAGAGCATATCGTCCGAGTAGCGAGTGTAGAACTCACCCAGAGCAGTAAGTTCCGCATCAAGGTCATAGAGCAACACATCGGCAAGCCAACTCGCCACGGCACAGCCCTGTTTGAGTGATTGAAACTTGCGCTGCAATTTGTTATCCTCATCAAAGTAGAGGTCGTTGTGGTAGTACTTGCGGAGTACATCGATGACTACGGAGTGTCCGTGCTTTGCCTCGACCTTGTCGAACGCCTCATCAATAAACATCAGAGGCACGCTGTCGAAGTACTTGCTCAGGTCTGCCTTCCAGCCGAGAGAGTTAGTTGTTGAATTGTTGGCAATACGACTGCTCACCTCCTGCACAACCTTACCACAGCCGATGCCTGTCTGATAGGATTTGCACGCAGGGTGCACCATCTCTGGCATAAGGTCAAACAGTAGGTCGTTAGCGATACTGAGGATGATGCGGTCGATAGGTTCGTTCACATAGACGGTGCGGAACTCACCATTATCCTTGGGGATTTGTGCCGTGTGTGGCGGGGAAATCTCATACTCTCCGTGCTTCATTGCACTCGCAATGGCAAGGCGGGTATGCTCACTGGCAAGATGTATCAGCTGGTCTTTGCGGATATCCTTGCCTACACCTTTCGCAATGGCCTTCGTCCATCGGTCGAGGTCGAAGAACATCTCTAAAATCTTGTCTGCCATAATTATTAAATGTATGGTAATGAGTATTCACTCATAGGCTCTGCGATGGCTTTGCACATCTTGTGCGATGCTTCGTTGCGTGGGTCTATACGCCACGACTCGGCATTTGCCATCTTGCAGACACAGCTTCTAACCAATCGGAAGAAGTTCTGCTGCAATGTCCTATGCATATAAGGAATAGCCTCGGCAAAGCGGTCAGGGTTGAAGGAAAATGAATTAATTGCATCTTCCAATGCTCGTGCAGCCTTGAACTCCCGGCTATCTTCAAGATTGTCAGACGGTTTACCGAACTTGGCAATATCCAGCTGATTTTCTAAAACAATAATGGCGGCACTCATCATTGCCGCCATAACTTCTCCATCAACTCGGAGTATATTGTCTTTAGACACGATTGTTATCTCGTTGCTACTCTCTTTGAACTGCTCAAACTCTGTGAGCATACCTTTGATTTGCTGTATCTTTTCTTTGTCCATAGTCTATCTGATTAGTTCGTTTTCACATAGAAGCACATCACCCACGATGTAGTCCAGCGTAGTATAGTGCTGGTGGAATATCTCGTCTGCCTCCTCGTTGTAAGGCAGGTCGAGCAACTTGCCCTCCTCGTTAAGGATCATAGATTGCTTGTCGTCGAGTTCTACAATCTCGACCATTCCGCCAACTGCCTCCTGCATCTCCTCAAGAGTGAAATACTCTCCGTTGGCAGGGGTTGTGGCAGTGCGTGTTCCGTCTGTTTTGATTATCTCAGCCATTGTTATTTACAGTTTTTATGTTCGTTACACAGTTCAATGAAGTACTTACGCTCGGCAAGGAGTCGGTCATATTTTTCCGGGTTCTCCTCACGGCGCATATCCGGAACACCCGCTGCAAAGTGCTCCACAAGCACACAGCCGCAGGTGTGGGTAATCTTTATAGAGGTACTCAGAGCCTCAATCTTTGCGCCCTCTTTGGGCACGGCATCACTCTCGATGATGCGTAGTTTATCTATCTGGTACATCACTTTCGGGGTTTAGGCAGCCACACCGTATGTCGCTTGACACGGCGTAGTTGGTTGATGATATTCTCGAACAACTCTCTGGAATAGATGCGGTAGTGAAAGGCGGCAGAATACTCGCACACATTACCGTGAAAGTCCACATAATTTCTATCGGGGTCAATGCTGAAGAGCGAGCCTTGCACTTCAAGGGTGTAGTGGTTTTCTCGCAGCCACTTGAAGAACTCGAAGATGTCGGGATAGCGTGAGTGGAAGGTGCAGTAGTCGTAGTGGTTCCGGCGGAGATTGAGAAGTCGCTCTGCCATCTCTCGGCGGTAGCGTCTGTCGTCATACTTATTACCGCTATCCGAGGTTAGACTGCAAAGGAAGAGTTTTCGCTTACCCAACTGAAAGTAGTATGGCGTGTGCATCACAATCCTATTGTGCCACCCGTTATGGTTGCGGATAGGCTCACCCTTGATAATCTTCGGGTGTCGCTTCAACTTCTTGGCAAAGCGGCTTATCTCGGCATCTATATCCTCATCACTGAGGCGTATGTTGCGCAGAGCCTTGAAGTATCTGTCGCCCAAACGAAAGCATAGGTCGTACATCGTGCCCGAGTACGCCTCACCAACGAAAAAGCGGTTGCGACGCTGACGCTTGGGAGGTACACAGCCCAAGAGGTCGTAATAACGCTCCTCCGTAATCTCTTCGAAGGGCTGGCAGAGAGCCTTGTCGTAGCGTTTGAGCAATAGTGCTATGTGGTCAGGCGTTACGGTGATAAGGAATGGATTGTCATACCTATCACGCAACTCCTCCAAAGTCTCACCGCCATAGTCGCTTTGCACATCATCACGCATAGAGGTGACGATGACGCTATCAAAGTAGCGTGAGTCGATAACCAGAAGCATAGCCTACAATGTTATGTTGAGTACTCTGCGGGCAGCACTCACGGCGTTCTGGGTGAGTTGTCGCTGCCACGCCTGATTACGAGGTGACCACTTGAAAGCGTTACCCTTGAGCTTGGTGCGCATATCACTGTCAGGGACTGCATCGAAGAGGATTTGCAAGCGGTCTTCGTCGTAGTTATAGACGATAGTTCCACCCTCAAAAGCAATCTCCTTATTCTCTCTGTTTGCCTGCTGCTCCAACTTCTCACGCACCTTACGCACCAACTCTGGCAGTTTGAATATGCCGTGGCGTGCTGTAACGATAGGCTTCTTCATCGTGGCGTTAAGCTCTTTGATAAGGGCTACGGCACGGTCGATAATCTCCACATTGCCCTTGTTGCAATGTGTGGCAAGTCGCCCATATAGGTTGCCGACAATGAGTGAACGCATACAGGGCAAAGTACCATTGTCAATGCCTCGTATGGTTTCGGCAGTACTCTCAATATCTGCCTTGACCTTCAGCCACGCCTCCTCTGCAAACTCTTCTGGGCTCTTGTTACGCTCCTGAGCCTTGCTGATAGCATCTAACGCACGCTTGCGCCACTCCCTGAATGCCGTTACACTCTTCTCGTAACTGCTGAGGGCTTTGTCGTTGCGCTGGGTATTGAAGCGTGCTGGTCCCGTAATCATAGCACTCGCACAGCGACTATTGGCAGAAATCATCGCCACGAAGTAGCGGATATAGTTCTCCTTGTATCGCTCACGCTGCTCCTCTGGCATAGCAGACAGGTCTTCGTGCAACTCCTTCTCGTAGGAGGCAATATCCGACTCGCCTCGCTCTTCGGGTGAGAACGATGTAAGGTTGTAGGAGCGGCACGCCTGCTCGAAGTATGCCTCAAGGTATCCGGGGTGTGCAAACTCCACAACCTCCCAATCGGCAAAGGCAGCAGGTGCGAGGATCTTCTCCTCGGCAATATCTCCGATAAGGTGAGCATAGCTGCAATAGCCATACTTCTTACCTCTAAAATGAAATGCCACAGGCTCACTCTCTGCGGCATCTTTACGCCTCACCGTGAGCACACGATGGGCATTGACTTTGGTTAAGGTAATCGTTTCCATTTCTCTGATTTTTATGTTAATACTCTTTGTTCCTTGATGTCGAGGGCTGCAATCCACACTAAATACATCAGTGCATCGTGGCGGCTCTCAATAGTTGGGCTGTCGCACAGACAGCAGACTGCATATCTGAGGTTCTCGAACGACACATCGGCAAACTGCTCTACGATGTAATCCTTGCTTGCAATCTCATCGCACACATCATCGGCACTGCCCATTTGAGGCACGGCATCGATGTCCTCGGCTTTAAGCCAAATCTCTTTGTAGAGGTAGTCGAAATAGTAGTACTCCATAGCATTACTCTTTTTCGGTAAAGGTGATGCGGGTTGCTCCATCGTAGCCGAACTCTGCTTTAAGACCAAAGGCTTCGGCATCGCAACTGATACTGCATATATCCCAGATTTCAAGACGCTGGGCACAGGTTATGACCGTATTGCTATCACTGATTTGTGGCTGCTTGTCTTTGAGTGAGGCACTGCCACAGATACCTCTCAGTATTATGCCTCGCTGATGTGTCGTTAGTGCCATACGCTAATCCTCCTCTATGCCATAAAGGTTTGACATCGTGCTACGGAGGGCATCACGAAAGCCATCGCTTTCGCCCCAATACTCCAGCAGTTCATCGGCAATGGTCTGCATCTCCTCGTCTGAGGGCATATCGCCGTCATAGCCGTACTCCTCAAGCAAGGCACGGCTGATGATTACACCTGTTACTTCATTGATTTTGTTGCCCATATCTATTCGGTTTAGTTCTGAATATCTTTACATAAATCTCTTCGTCTTCGTGCTTCTCGTTGTAGTCGCATACAGCCTTCTCAACCTCTTCGAAGTTGGTTACCTTGTAGCCCGTGATGTTTTCAATCTCCTTGAAGAACTCCTGCTCTTCGCCCTCTTCGTACTGATACTCCTCGCCGCAATCGTAGGGAGTGATGGTGTATCGCTGAGGAAAGTATTCTCCGGCAGTGTCATTGGTGGCATAATATCCCATTCCCGGCTCCTCGGTAATGAAGTAGAACTCAAGGCTCGGATACTTCTCTTGCAAGAAGGTGACAACCTCGTCAGGGTCATTCCACGCAGTTTCGGTGTCAAAGCGCAATGCTCCATTGTCTTCATCTTTTTGTAGGTCAAGCCACGCTCCTCGGCAGTAGATTGTATTCCAATCACCACCAAGCAGGGTTACAAGGTTTCCGAGCCAACTCTTGCCGAAGCCATTTTCGACAAGCGACTCCTCACGCTCTTCGAGGGAGAGCATCTTCTCGTAGAGGTCGCACACTTCTTTTTCCTCTCCCGTTACGACATAGGAGGTAAAACACCAATTAGGCATAGTTCACTGTTTTGTTAAAGTATAGAGCCAATAGCCCCATAGCGGTTTTACATCGGTTGATTTTTACGCATAGACCTTGCATCTTCTACTGCACAATACCAAGGTGTCGGCAGATAGCGGATAGGTCTTGTTGAGATGGTCAGGGAACGCCTCACGAAACATCAGTTCGGCGGTCAGATACTCCTTGCAGAGTTTTCTCCTGCGTCGTTTCTTGGCAGGGAGTGGCACTACGATTGCTCGCTTTTTACGCTCCTTGGGCATACGCCACTTGCCTCCGACAAAGACGGCTTGATACTCTCTCTGCAACTCATTGTTGCGGTAAGCCGATACCGATACGCTGGGAACATCGCCCAAGATGCCATCGTGAGCAAGGCGGTTAAGCGTATCTTCGGCACTCCTAAAACTTGCATAGCACCCGAAACTGCGGGTGCGTTTTGCATTGAATACTTCTATCATTTTGCTTTGATTTAATTACTTGCAGACACTCCGAGTTGCAATCTCGGCATAGTGTGTATTAGTGTCTAAAAGAGATGTGCGCACATAGTTCGGGCATAGTTCTCCTCGCTATATGCGCACTCTCGGCAGTGTTCACTCCTCGTCATCGCAGTCAATGCCTGCTACGAGGTTGCAGATCTCTTGCAATGCAGACTCTATCTGCACCAAGTCATCGATGTCGAAACAGATGGCATCATCATCACTTTCCCACACCTCACGGGCAATATGGATTGCTTCGTGTATGGCGGTGGCAGATGCTTCTAATGCCGTCTTCACATCGTCAATGGTATGCTGTCGCTCTACTGCGGGCATACCGCCGGCAAAGTTCTTCTCGCTACTCACGGTTACGATACCTTATGCCCGAAACAAAAAGAGCGCATTATCGGCATATAGACGATAACACGCTCTTCACGCAATTACGAAAATCTAACTATTGCAGACCTATTTCAGGCAGATTGTCGGATAGTTACTCCACGAATTAAGCCGCTTTTTCGAGGTCTACGACTACAACCTCTTCAGCGGGCTTGGTGGCAGGTTTACGACCACGCTTTGCAGGGGCTTCTGCAGGCTCTGCCTCAACCTTTGCAAGGTTAGGGGCAAAGTTCATTGCATCACGGATTGCCTTGGCTGCTGCGTGGATAGTCTTGGCAAAATCTCTGCTCGACTTCTCAAGGTCTTTCTTGGTTGGCACAAGTCCAATGCGAGCCCACACACTATCCGTGAGGTCGTACTTTTTGATGCGATTGTTACGATTGTCGCAGATAATAATCTCTGCAGGAGTGGTGGCACGGAATTTCGAGCGGATACCGTCAGCATCCTCACGCAACTTTTTCTCCTCTGCAACCGTGTGCCAAATAGTGGCTACGAGGTTTTTAACTACACGGAAAATCTCATTGTCCGAGTTATCTGCAGGCTCGAAGTCCTTGCCCCAGAAATGTTGTGCTGTCTGCACCAATTCTCCGTCCTTGTTGGTTGAGTTGTAAACCAACATTACACCTGCAAACGCACTGAGGTTTGCATACTGCTCTTTGTTCAATTTTGAAGTTGCCATAATGATAAAATTTTACAAACTCTGCGCAAAATTACGCATTGCGGGCACTCTCGGAGTCGAACCGAGAACCTTACACGCTATAGTGCAAAGTGTGGCAACCATACGCCACGCACCCAAAAATATGCCGTGCATTTCACCCTGCACGGCACATTTTTCGTAACTTTGTCGCACCTATAAGTGTACCCTATAATTGGCTATCCATCAGAGCATAGTGGTGGCATAAGTGCATCAGCACCGGTCTGCTCTGCGTGTCATCGCACAATCTCTGCTTACTCCAATTTCGGCAGAGTGTTTCTTTGGCACACCCCGTATCTTTTGCAATACGGCAGCACACATTCGAGCGGTTGGCGGTTGGTGATTATGGGCATAACATTGGCAATACCCTTTTCTCAGGCTCCGTGCAGGGTGTTTTTCCTGCATAGTAACTTTTATCTCCGAGCGCACAAGGGCGCATTTATGGCATTATTCTGTTACCTCTCTTTTCTACACGGCTCTCGCACTCCCAAATTTGCGTGCTTTGCGTGTACGGACTATTTGCACAAATAGACCGCTCCAACTTGCTACATTGGTCTGTAGTCTTGCGTGGTGTGGTTATTTAACACCCTCTTTAATCGCTCCAAAGCGAACAAGCAATTTTCGTTTGTCCAAGCCACGAAAATAGGTTTCCCACAAAAGAGGCTTTTGTTTTCTCGCTCAAGGCGGTTTGGTTTGTCTGTTTCTTAAATCAAGATTTTAATTGTTATTTTTTCAGTTTATTTTTTCGTTTACTCTTTGCCGTTGTTGTTGGCGTTTGAGTACAGCACTATAGTAACACCGATTTTCCAAACTCCAAAACTTTTGCAAAAAAAATTTTTGTGATGGATAGCGATTTTAATTTTTGCTTGAGTATGGAACGCCCACGCGCGAGGGCTTGTCTTAAACCTTTGAAAATCAATCGCTTGTAAAAAGTTGAAAAATTTTTCATTTTTGCAAAAATCAATTTTTGCCCGTTTCAACATATATAAACAACTGAAACAAAGTATTTTACACTGATTATCAAGTAGTTACAAAGTCAATTCTTTTATATATAGGTGAAAATCAACGAAAAAATAAATTTTTGTTTCAATTTGTTACTTTGATAGGCTTTTTTGTTCACTTTTAGACAAAGTAAACATTATAAAACATTGATATTCAAGGGTGTAAAAATTATAAAAAGAATTGGGAGGGTGTACACCCCGGTGCGGATTCGGTATCTCTCCTCGGGCCATTTTTCCAAGTCCCATTTTTGAGAAAGTGAACAAATAATTAGGATGCTATTTTCTGGGGTGTTCGAGTATATGATTGTGAATAGTGAATTTTGTTATATAATTCTGATTACCAGCAGACTAATCTAAACTAATGTATATAGACTTTTCACTCTTTGATTTTTTTGTTCACTTTGTAATCCTTTATATATTTTAGCCAAAAAGAGGCCCCTAGGATGCTGATTTCGCTACTAAAACAGGCGGATATGAAGATTGATTATTTGTGCATTTTGTCAAGCAACTGATATAAATAATATGTCCGCATGCGAGCGATGCAAATGTGATGAACGCAGTGTAATGCGGTCAGGCGCGAGGGGCAGCGTGGGCGAAGCGATGTCGTGTGTGATGAAGGGTTATATAATGATGTATTTTTGATTTTGATATAACTGAGGAAATAGGTGTTTCCTTATGTTCCGTTTAGCCCTTTTCTCACCAGAAATCAAAATTTAAAATATAAAAAAAATTTGCAGCCGACGCAGTCGGATGGCAAATGTCTTTTTCTTTTGATTCTTTTCTCCGTAGAAAAGAATAGGTATCGTATTTATGCTAGTATTATCACTATATTATTATACTCATTGTACATTTGAACAATACCGTGTACAAGTGATTTGTACGAATAAGCATAAATGTTTTGTTCGAGTGTACATCAATTTTCCATATTTACAAAAAAAGGAGCTTCGCAGCTCCCCCCAGTATAATACTCTCTGTTATACTATTACCACTTTTGAGACGCTAGTTCTTGAATCTCATCGTAAGTAATAGACATTACTGTTCTCTTGTCTTTTTCAAAGGCTTTATTACAGAACTCTCGAAGCACAGTGTATTTTGTTGTTGTTGATACAATCTGTATAAGTCGGTCGTATGCTTCCATATCCCAAAAGTAATCATACTTACCATCAACAGCAACTCGCTTCAGCAAACCCATTGAGGTTGTTTTCTTAATACAGCGTTCAAATGAGCGTCTGCCAATGCCCAAACATCCTAAGTGAGCGCTCATAGGACGAAGCGTATTATAACCAAGTTCCCTAATTTTATTTAGGTCTGCCATATAGACCATAAAGGCTGACTCTGACAAGTCAAATGCCATCATCAGCCCTTTGTAAAAGCGGTAGAATACAAATTTACTTTGTTCTTTCATTTTAATTCTCTGTTTGTGCATCTTGCTTATCCACTTTGAGGTAGAAGTGAATAATTTTACCATTGATCATAGGTTTGTAAACCTTGTAACCTAACGCCTTTGCGTGCTTGCCTACCGATACACGATTAGCGATCTTTCCTGTTGTTGCGACTAAGTGACGAGCCATCTCATCAAAAGTCATTTTGGATTTAAGTTGCATACTACTTCGTTTTTTAGTTAATGAATTTATATGTCACTTAAAGTATAGTGGGCAACTAATATCAAAGGTTTACAAATAGGATAAATTAATCGAATCCGAACCGCGATTTTTGAGGAATCAACGGGTTAATACTAACTATTCGCGGTTCAGACTTCGATTACTTAGAATAGCATCAGTTCAGTAATCTCTTTAATGAATGACTCGTTTCGCTCATCCATCCACTCCTTGGCCACATTCCAGGATAGCGACTTTCCGAACTTGAAGTTCTCCTTGGTTATTGAGTGATGCGACAATCGCCCCTCGGTTGGCTTGAGTCCCAAGTCGTGAAGCTCGCATAGACCATCGTGAAAGAAGGTGCAATAGCCGTTATCTTCTTGCTTTGCCTGGATCATCAGCACTGGATAACCAATCTTTCCGAGAGCCATACCCACACACCAATGTGTCGCAGCCAGTCTATCTTTATACCCGGCTTTGATAAGTCGTAGTATATCTTCAGGTGTTCCTAGACAAGGTGTCTTACACTGCTGCTTGCACTTCTGGCACTTGCACTCTATGGGCCTGCGCCCCGTCTTGCGCATTATGCGCTGCAATGATGTCTCCATTATGCAAATTCAGGGTGTTTCTTGTTCCACAACTCGATGATTGACTCACGACCGATGTGCGTCCAACGCTTCACACTGCCAAAGGTGAACATCTTACCTTGGGCATTCTCCCAGGTGTATGGCACATCGCACTGCCACGAGCGGTATGCCGGCAGCACCACCCATTGTTTCTTCTGGTACTTACATATACCTTCCTCCATCAGGAACTTGTGCATATGGCGAGAGGATATATTGAGTTCCTCAGCAATATGTGTACTCTTAAACCAATCTCGATTCTCGATAAAGTCATCGTAGAATGCTGCCTTGGGAGCATACTCTCGGATGATACCTCTCAACTCATCAATCATCTTGTTTGCCGTGTTGATATCTTCGGGCATCGGCTTACTAAGGCAAGGGATATTGATGGTCTTAGGCTGTTTTCGTTTTTGAAGACGCTTTTGATACTTATCCTCGAAGATGATGAGCTGCTCATCGCACCACTTCACCAAGGCGGAATCGGGGTCAGGATCTACCCAGCGAGCCAAGGCAGTAAGCAATGGTGCTTCAATCCAAGTTGCACCAATGCCACGACCACGAGAGGTCAATATCTGAAACTCGTATCTGTCGGTAATGTTGTTCTGCGCCAGTCTGCGGCGAAGATTGTCCGTAGCAGCAACACGCAACCAGTCGCTTGGGAAATGTCCATAGGGCTGAGTAATCTGTGTGGCATTTACCATCAGCTTGTCGCCGATACGCCTAAATGTAACTGGCATATCTTCGTTGAACTTAACTGTTGTATCTACATGATGCTGAGCCTGCGTCTCTGCGGCCTCTATCTCAAAAATCTTATTACCAAACTCTTCCAGCTCATCTATTAAGTCTCGGGGTAAAATACTCTCCCTACGCACTAACTGAATAATGGTATGCATATCACTAGGACGGATAGCCCAATACTCTCTTCCATTACGGCGGAAGGTCATCTTCATTGCAGAAGGACAGAGATTGAGGATTGCCCCATCCTTCAATAGTTCGCGTTGCTTGATGATTTCGCACACATCGGCCATACAGATATACTGGTGGCCATAATAGTTCCTGGACACCTTAATGCTTGTGTCTCTGAACGGGACTGTTCTGTTTTCTCTCATAACTACTTCTTTTTGTTTTTCTCTTTCTTTTCTTTAATCTCTTTGCGTACTCGCTTTTTTGCCATCTCCCGCACGGTGTAGTAAACCCTTTCTTCACCACACAACTCGTCATAGTCTGCAAGAAGCAATGTCCCCAGGTCGGCAATCTCTATCTCCACCGTATCGTGAAGTTGTCTAAAGTAGAGTCCTCCGCTGGTTTTGTGCTTGCCAGTACAACAGGCATATATGGACTGCAAATTTCCTTTGGTCAGTTCAGCAGCACTATTTAGCGAGCGTGTGACGGCAATCAGGTTTTGTGCACCATTGAAGATCAGCACAACCTTAGGTCGTCTAAACTTGCTACGTCTCATAGGATTTTACACTTTTTGTTAATTCCTCAATAGTAAATCTACTTCCGGCAGCCATAATTAGCCAAGAATCTGAAACCGAGAACCCGTCTATAAGCAATTCTGACATACGCTCCAAAAGGAACGCAGCAAAGTCAGGTTCAACATAGACGACAAACAGAAGGGCCAGGCTTTCATCAATTAATATATGTCCCGAAGCCTCATCACGAATAACTAGTTCCTCCTTATCGATGCTGTATATATTTGACAGAGCCGTAATCCAATGATGGAATGCTATCCGAAACTCTTGTACACTGTGACGCCGCTCGTCTCCTCGACTACGGATAAAGTGTGTGGCATCGAAATATGTGGGGCCGTTATTCGGTGATTCTCCGAAGAGAAGTTCGGGGAATTCCCTGTAACGAATTATTCTACAAGGAACCTTTTCAATCTTCATTTTATCTCTTCATTTGATATTAAAATTTGTTGCCTAATCGTGTAATTTTTTGCAATTGCGGGTGTAAAGTTAATAATAATCAGGCATTTTCCTTTCATTTCAAATCTTCTTTTTCGTTGATTATCAAGATGTTGCGAGAGTTTTCCTTATTCACAATAAAACCTTGTGGTTGGTTGTAAATTAGACCGATATAGTCAAAATCGGTATTCACAATTTAACACCTAAAACTTTCTCAAAAAATTTTCTCTACTCTTTCAAAAAAGAGTGAAAATGACAACTTCGGACAGCACTTTTAACGGAGAATTGCTATCGAGCATCTTCCGAACATCGAAGAAAACCATACAGGAATATGTGCGAGAAATCGAGCGCAACAACCGCTATCGTTCAGTTCGTGGAGATATAGAATCCGGCTACATTCTCGATGATCGCTCCAAACTCATCGACCTCTACGATGCTTGCCTCCAGCAGGACGCTCATATACGCTCCGTAATCGAGACTTTGGAGAGCCAGATTCTCGGTGATAGGTATATGCTTGCTCGTATCAATGAGAAGGGAAAGTATATCAAGGATGTTCAGAACACCCAGAAGATTCAGGGCTCACAGTTCGATAAGATAATTAAGGGCATTGTGGAGTCGAAACTATATGGCTATACCTTGCTGGAGATTATGCCCACTATCGACCCGAAGACTGGGAAACTGGCAGAGGTAAACAGCATCGAGCGTCGTAATGTGCTCCCTGACCAGAAGGCGGTACTCAAGCGTCAAGGCATCTGGGAGCCACATTGGGATTTGCGTAATCCTGCCTACCAGCGCAACTATGTGCTTATATCGTCAGGCGACCTCGGACTATTCTCAGCAACTACGCCATTAATCCTTGCTAAGAAGTTTACCGTAGCCAACTATGTAAACTTCTCTCACACATACGGCCAGCCCATTATTCACGGCAAGACCGTATCGGAGAGCAATGCAGACCGCAAGCGATTGGCTAACGAGATTGCCAATGCTGCCCAAAATAAGGTTGTGGTAACGGGAATCGAGGATGAAGTCGATATCAAGACCTTCACGATGTCGAACTCGGAGAAGATCTACACGGGCCTTATCGAGTTTGTAAACAGCGAGGTTGCAAACCTTGTGCTGGGTTCAGAGTCAATGGCAGGTGGTATGCAGTCCTATGTGGGTTCAACGAAGGCACATCAGGATATCTTCCGTGAGCGTATCGAGGTCTATCGTCGATACATTGAGAACATAATGAACGAGGAGATTATACCTCGTCTTGTGGCTATGGGTTATATCCCGGCGGGTTTGGAGTTCAAATACTCTAACCGCATCGACATGAACAACGAAGACCGCATCAAACTTTACGAGCTTATCACGGATAAGTACGAAGTTTCAGCAGATGAGATTGAAAAGGAGTTCGGTATTAATGTAGGAAAGCAACTCAATGTGATGTCAGGCATTGGAGGCACGGGAGGTGTTACGCCTGGTGTGAGTCATAACGACCGAGGGATAATGTCTGATGAGGAGTACTACCGCCGCTACGGCAGACAACGAGGCTCGCAAGTAGCAAATTTTCTTCTGGGAGCGAAGTCGTAGCCCAACTTCCGCTCCCTGATGTAGAGGCAAAAGGGCTAGAGAGTGAAGCACAACGGGAGTATGAGGTCATTCGAGATGCTTTCCGCAGGCTTATACATCACTGGGAGAACAGTGCCGAGCGTGAGGACATCATCGAGGATATCATAACTCATCGATGCTCGTTCCTGATTGACCGAGCATTGAGAGGTTTAGCGTTGGACTTTGATGATGCATTAAGCATACTGCGTAATCACAACAACTTTACGACAGAGCGTGAGCGACAGCAGCACGAAATACTCGTGGCCGCCATCGATAACCTTATTGACTTTGCTGCTGCCGAGGAGATGACGATGATAAGCGAACTGCCCGAAGAGGTTGATGAGGGGTGCTTGCTCGACTACGAAACAATCTGTGAGCAGTATAACCTCACCTATGCCGAGGCGGAGAATGAGCAAGTTCTCTTTGCAGCAAAGATGGCTGCGTGGTGGATGGCTGTAAATGCCGAGTCTGTTATTACATATATGACGCAGGGGGACGAGCGCGTGCGCCCGTGGCACCTTTCACTCGAAGGTGTATCGTATCGCAAGTCGGAGTTTCCGGCAGAGTTGATACCGCCCATTGAATGGGGATGTAGGTGCTATCTTATTGCCAATGGCTTTGCAGGAGTAAGAGCCTCATTGAGTATAGACAAGTGTCGCTCGATGGTTGATCCTGTATTCCGTGAGAGCCTCGCAACGGGTGGCAGAATCTTTACCGATGCCCATCGCTACTTTGATACACAGTTACCCGAGTTTGTACAGAAGATTGTCAAACGCCTAAAATCGAAGTTCCATGAGCAAGATAACTATTGACCAGTTCTGTGCCCAATGGCGAAACGGTAACTACCGAATGTTAGGAAGCAAGCTCTTCTACAATGCCCAGGACTTTGTTACGGCGGCGGGTGAATATGCCAAGCAGCAGTTTCAATCCTCTTTTGAGCGAGGTGGTTTCAACGGCAGTAAATGGCCTGCCCGCACATCAAAGTGGGGAAAGAAGTTTACTCACCCCACGATGGTTGATACCGGCACGCTGTCAAGAAGCATCAAGGGAGAGCGTGGCCGCTCATTAGAGTTTGGTAAACTGCACGGCAAGGGAGGCTTTCGCCGTACCACACATTACGACATCTGGACTACGGAGGTGAGTTCCTACATCCGAGGCAAGCGAGGTAAGAAGCGAGGCAAGTATAAGAACTACGCTGCGGTGCATAACACGGACCCGAAATTCGGACTATACACCGTGAACCAATACTCATCTCGCCGCCCAGTACATCGTCAGTTTATCGGTTTCTCGCCCAACATTGAAGACCACATCAACGGTCTTGTAGATATGATTTTTGAAGGATTTCCGAAATGATAAAAGATAAGCATAACAAACCGCAAACGGAGGAGCCGATACCTCCCGTAGAGAGTGTTCCCGAGAAGGTATCCGAAAACCCTTTTGTGAATATGTACGATGCTGTGCGTCGTGCTGTCCTCACCGTGCGTGAAGACCCCGATGATCCTACATCGCCACCGCTGTTTAAGACCATCGCTATCGACAACGGTCAGTTCTCTCGTCTTATTCGTAGTGAGAACTTGGAATATGAGGTTGCTTTTCCTGCGGTCTTCATACACTTTGTCAATGTACGCTACCTCGTGGCACAGCAGCGTATTGGTGAGGGACGGGCGACAATGCGTGTGCGTTTCATTCTCAACACGCTGAACAACTCAGATGCGGAGCGAGAGTGTGACCCCTTCATTGTCTTCCAGCGACTCAATGTAGCAATTCAAGATGCCAAGAACCGAGAACCGGCACTCAATGAGCGATGTAACCTTACATACTTCGATATGCCTCTTACCACCAATATGCTTCAGGCGTACTGGATAGACTATGAGGTATGGTTCCGTGAGTATTCGGCTTGGAAATATCGCGACTGGGTAAAACGCTATCTTGTTATGCCGCCATTTACGCAGCATAGCGATGCCCCGCAGCACGACACCGATAACCACGGCCAGCATAGCTCACCAACTTACGATGAGTCAACGGGCTTTGAGCCGTCTGTTGAGGTTGAGGATAAAATTCCTGACGATGAATAAACCTTTTTATTTCAACACCACTACTCTTATCCAAAAGAGAGTCCAATGGATATCAATACACTTCAATATGTAGTCGGCGAGGTTAAGGCAGATGCCCCCGCTACGATTCGATTCTTCGGTAGCGTTACCGAGGAGAACACATCACGCTTCAACGATGAGTTTGACTTCCTAGAGAACGTCATTCGTCCCTCGTGCATACGCGTACTTATTAATTCTGAAGGTGGTAGCGTGCTCTACGGTATGTCTACATACTCGACCATTGCCAACTCAAAGGTTGATACTGAGTGTGTCATCGAGGGCGTTGCAGCATCTATGGCTTCGATTATCTGGGCAGCAGGCAAACGCTCACTTATGCGTGATTATGCAATCCTGATGATCCATAACCCGATGATGCCTTCGAGTGAGGATATGGATGTAGATACCAAGGAAATGGTCAAGGCATTCACCAAGCAGATTGAGACCATCTACCGCAAACGCTTCGGGCTTAAAGCCGAGCATGTACGAGCAATTATGGATGGCGAGGCAGGTAGAGATGGAACATACTTCGATGCTCAGGCGGCTGTGAAGGCTGGTATTATTCCAGCAGAGAACATTATCCACACCTCAAAGCAGTTATGCGAGAAGGTACATAGTGAGGTTGCCTCGATGACCGACACCACGGCAATTCAGGAGTTGATGAGCCGAGTTAGTGCCGAGAATAAACTTCTTGAAAACAACATTCCTACTCTTAAGCAAATAGTAAATGATATGGCTAACGAAAACAAAACACAAGGATTCGAGTTCGGGGCGATAGCAGCCTCACTCGGTATGAAGGACAGTGATGTCAAGGATGTAATGGCCCGCATCTCGGAGTTGGCGACCATTGAGTCCAAGTACAAGGAGTCTGAGAAGTCGCTCAGCGATGCCCAGACTATCATTGCAGGTAAGGAGGCAACCATCCAGAACTTGCAGAAGGAGCTTTCGGAGGCAACATCGAAACTCTCGACCTACGAAAAGAAGGAGAAGGAGGAGATGACAGCCCGCATCGAGACGCTTGTCGAGGATGCAATCAACGCAGGTAAGATTGACCGTGAGGCTAAGGCCGAGTGGGTCAAGATGGCCGAGGCGAACCTCTCGCTTGCAGAGAGCACGCTCGCATCTATTCCCGCACGCGAGAAGATCTCCGAGGAGATTGCCAAGGACCCCGAGAATGTTCAGGCTGCCGCCACCGCTGCTAAGACCGCAGAGGAGATGATGGCCGAGAAGGTTAACGAGGTTGTCGGCGCAGACTTCAAGTTCGGAAAACTGAAGTAAACACTACCAATCATTAATTGATTTGCCGGAGACAGAGAGTGTCTCGCGCGGAAAACAGTATCCGCCAGTCGGCTGAGATTCAACAGTAAACAAGTAAACTCAATCGAAACAAATGGCTGATACAGTAAACTTTTTGCAGAACGGTTATAATGGCGAGGTCTTGGAGGACCTCTTGACCTATACCGCACAGGGTAACGACACCTTCCGCGAGGGTCTTATCCACATCAAGAGTGGCATCCAGCACAAATACACGCTGCCTGCCATCAAGTTGGGCGACATTATTCAGGATAATGTACCTACACCTACCTCCACTCACGGTGCTAAGGGCGAAAACGGAGAGAACGAATACCAGTTCACCGAGCGTCACTTGGAGCCTTCGGACTTTATGGTCTATCTGGAGTTCAATCCTCGTGACTACGAGAAGTACTGGAAGTTCGCACAGCCTGAGGGCAATCTCGTCTTCCGCGAGCTCGATCCTAAGATTCAGGCAACAATGCTCCGTCTGTTGATGGACAAGAAGAACGAGTACATCGGCAACGCAATCTGGACTGCCGCTAAGGGTGGCGAGGCTGCTGCCGGCATCACTGCTCCCGCAGGTTGCATCAAGATTGGTGCGAACAAGGAGAAGTATTTCGATGGCGTGATGAAGCGTATCATCGACAATGTGAACGCTACGGATGCTGCAACCATCGCAGGTGGTCAGTGTATCGTGTCGGGTAATACCGAGCTCACTGATGGTGCTGCTGTCGAGGCTGCTCTCTACGCGATGTGGAAGAAGTGTCCTAAGCAGATTCGTAAGAAGAAGTCTTTGGTCTTTGTCATCGGCTGGGATGCGTGGGACGCATACGACCAGTATATCTCTGACAAGCAGGTTAAGTACTCGGAGAATACTGAGGTGAACCGCTACCGCTTCAAGGGTAAAAAGATCGTGCCTATCGTGGGTATTCCTGACCACACCATCGTGCTCGGTGAGTTCTCGACAGGTATGGAGTCGAACCTCTGGATGGGCGTAGACTACGCAAACGACACCGAGGTATTGAAGGTAGACCGCTTGCAGGCTAACTCGGAGCTCTTCTTCTTCCAGATGCGAATGAAGATGGATGTGAACATCGTTCGTCCTGCCGAGATTGTCGTACACACGGCTTACACCAAAACAGCATAACACACCTTTCATCTGATTTTTATGTCTCACCCGGGGAGCGAGGTATGGCCCCGCTCCCCAAATTTTTCAAAGAGTATGGCTAAGAAAACTAACACAGAGGAGACTCCTAAAACGGATGAGCAGGTAACACAGACCACCGAAGAGGTGCAGACTGTAGCTGCTGAAACTCCCGCTGAGGAGACTCCCCAAAAAGAGAATAAACAACCAACCAATGAGGAGAAGAGAGAGGCAGACCCTCACATTCTCGCAATCCTGAAAAAGTTCCCTGCCTATGAGTCGCTCTATATCGACACTCATGGCGGAACTTATACCCCTAACACGCCAGCCGCTATTCGTGGTAAGGCGACACTCTACAAGAATCCCTATTTTGACGAACTAAAAAAGAGATAACCTATGGCACTTGGTAATGTATTCATTAAAGATGTAGACGGCAACATTCCGTATGACAGTGGCTCTTCCACCGAGAAGATTACGGGTCTGCTGTTTGATGTCTCTATGCAGCCTACGCTCTTTACCGAGGGCTATGGTAAGACAAATGAGACAAAGCTCAAACTGGGCGATGTCTGCTATATCACCTCGTTCAAGTCTGCTGTAAACGACTTCGGTATTATTGAGCGTGTGGAAGCGACAGATGACGAGGAGGCAAATGTAAACTTTATGTATGGTATTCCTGCCTACCACATTCGTGAGTTCTTCCGTATGGCCGGTAGCGTGAATAGCGCAGGCAAACTCTATGTGATGTTTGCCGACTGTTCGGCTAACTGGGATGCTTTGGAGATTATGCAGCGTGCCGCAGGTGGCCTCATCAATCAGATTGGTATCTGGACCGAGCAGCCTTTGTGGAAGGCAAATGGCGGTGCCGACAAGTACAGTCTTAACCTTGTCAAGGGTCTCAACGATGTGGCTGTAGGTCTTGCAGAGCAGAACCAGCCTTTGTCGTTGGTACTCTCGGCTAACCCTTCCAATACGGGTGCTGACACAACAGATGGCCGTCAGATTGACTTGAACAAGATTCCTTCGTGTATCTGCGAGTCAAGCCGTATCAGCTGCATCTTCGGACAGTCTCGCCACGAGAAGATTTCGACAATGCAGATGGTTAACCCGAACCATACGCCTGTGGGCTTCCTTGGTGCTGTTATGGGTGCTATCGCAAAGGCAAATGTACACGAGTCTATTGCGTGGGTAAAGCAGTTCAACCTCTTTACCGATGACTTCCAGGAGATCGAGTTGGGCTTCGGAGATATCAACCTCGACGAGGCAGAAGAGAACTTCCTCAGCCTTAATCGCTACGAGTCGTTATCGCCTTCATTGCTTGATGAGCTCGATGATAAGGGCTACATCTTCCCGATTAAGTATGCCGGTCGTGAGAATGGTATCTACATCTCGAAGGACCAGACCTGCTCTATCGGTGATTACCGCACGATTGCCCGTAACCGTACCATCAACAAGAGCCGTCGTGCCGTGCGTGCAGCATTGCTGCCGTATGTGAACTCGCCTCTGTTGGTGAATCCTTCTACAGGCTTCCTCGCTCCATCGAAGATTACGGCGTTCAAGACGCTTATCAGCGATATTCTGGCGAAGATGCAGGCAGCGCAGGAGATTTCCGGCTTCGCTGTAACCATCGACCCGAATCAGAATGTGCTGGTGAACGACACGCTCAAGATTTCATATGTAATTGTCCCTGTCGGCGTAGCCGTCAAGATCTATGTCGAGGAGGGATTGTCACTAACCGCTAACAGTTAACAGATATGGCAGTAATCAATAATGTAGCATATTCGTGGTCTATGATCACACTCTCGTCTACTGCACTCGGTATCGACGAGGGTTCTACGACACTCGAAGGCGTATCTGCCATCAAGTGGTCGAAGAAACGCAAGGTGGAATCCAACTACGGAATGGGCGGCAAGCCCGTCTCCCGAGGCTTCGGTAACATCACATATTCGGCATCCATCACTATGGACTACGCTACGCAGCAGCTCCTGCGTTCGGTTTATGGTTCGTTGTTGGAGATTGGTGAGTTCGACCTTATCGTCTCGTTTGCCAACCCTATGGCATCGGATGACTGGACAACGACTACCGTAACTCTCAAGGGTTGTATCTTCACCGAGGACTGCTTGGAGTCGCAGCAGGATGATACGAACATCACCCACGAGTTTGACCTCAATCCGTTCGATATCCAGATTGGCTCAGGTGATACAATTTAGGTTGTATGGATGTAACCTTTGAAGGCAAGTCCTCGACAGGTAAAAATGAATGGCTCACACCGCCACATATCTTGAGGCGGTTGGGGCCATTTGATTTAGACCCTTGTGCTCCCATAAACCGACCCTGGGAGACTGCCGAGCATCATTATACTATCGAGGACGATGGTTTGAAACAACCGTGGTTTGGGCGTGTGTTCTGCAATCCACCATATGATACCGCACTCATCACGCAGTTCATAAAGCGATGTGCGGAGCATAAGAACGCCATTGCGCTGACCTTTGCCCGAACAGACACAAGGTTGTTTCACGACTTGATATTTCCCAATGCAGACTCGATACTCTTTATCAAAGGGCGATTGAGTTTCTACCATGTATCCGGAGAGCAAGGAGGCACAGCAGGTGCTCCCTCGTGCCTGATTTCGTTTGATGCCGAAAACACGGAAATACTAAAAAATTGCGGAATCGAAGGAAAATTTATCAGGTTGTAAACCTTTACTCCCAGCTAGCCACTACACTTTAGGTGGATACAACTTACATAGTATAATTCACATAATGCAATTTTATTTATGGAAGAGAAAATGCTCACAATGAAACAGGAGTCTGAGATTAAGGAGAAGGCTCAGAAGATTAAGGAGGAGAAGAAACTGCGCAAGATTTACCCTATGGTGGTCTTTGGCGAGGCGGGTGACGAGAAGGAGGTCTATGTGGCCTATATGTCGGAGCCGACCTTCCCGCAGTTCTCGAAGTTTATGGCTGCCTCGAAGAAGGATGAGGTTATGGCAATGCGCACGCTTGCCAAGGACTGCTTCGTAGATGGCGACCGTGAGCTCGTGGATAACGACTCGATGTTCCTCTTCGGTCTTATGGGTCAGCTCTCGGAGCTTATCACTACTCGTCAGAGTACGCTGGTAAACTTATAGACCGGTGGCGCATTACCGATGAGCAGCGCATTCGCCAGCGAGTGATATATGTGCGCCACTACTTCCCCGGAGTAGACCTTGAAACAATCTCCGATGAGGATTTTGCTATTCTCTCCGAGGATGCCCTGTGGCTGCACGAACAGATGCTCATCAGTCGTATGCCGATACCGGTCTCACTACCCGAAAAGACTCCCTGACAAACCGCTGTAAGCCGTAAGACTTACGGCGGTTATTTTTAATCTCTCACGCCCCAAAAACACTACTCTTATTATAAGATAAAACCCATCTCGAATGGCACAGGAACAGAATTATCAAGTCAATTACTCCATCAATGTCGATGCCTCACAAGGTACGAAGCAGGTGATGGCCTTCGGTGAGGCCGTCGGCAAACTTGTGCAGGCCAAGGCATCGTTGACCCCTGCAGTCAACAACATCAAGAATATGATGGAGGAGATTGACCGTGTGTTCCGCACCAAGAATGGCAAAAAGCGTAGTTTTGACTATCGTCTCACCATCGACACCAAGAACAGCGAGGCGAAGTTGGAGCGCGTCAAGACACTGCTCACCGAGATTTCTACTCTTGCCAAAGGTATAAACCTCACCATCGCAGCGCCTGCACTCGACACCAAGAGAATCAAGGCTAATGCCAAGAGTCTCTATGAGAAGAAAGCTGCCGAGGCTCGTAAGGCGGAGATTGAGCGCAGTGCATCATCTTCGGTAACCACGATGGCCGATGCCCAGAAGCGTATCACCAAGGCTATGGGCAAGATTAACTCGGCACTCTCTCATATGGAGCGTGGCCGAGAGCTTACCATTAAGACTGATGTTGCCGAGCAGAGATTGCGTAGCATACTCTCAATTCTTAATCGAATAAAGAGTTCCTCGACTATCACGCTGAATATCTCTGGCGGACTACCCGCTGGAGTGGCTGGTGCAACGGTATCTGGTGCGTCTGCCGTGATGCCATTTGCATACTCTCCTGGTATGCAGGCTCCTGTACCTTATGCTCCGACATCCTTTGCTATGCCCGAGAAGGAGCAGCAGAGACTTATGCAGAGGCTTTACACCTCTCAGCAGTTGCACCGCCAGCGTATGGCTCACGATGATGAGAAGTTCAATGCCGAGCAACGCCGCAAGGCACAGGTAGCCGAGAGTACAGCGGCACAAAGACAGCGTCAGGCAGAGGCACGAGCCCGTGAGCAGGAACGCCGCCGAGCACAGCGTGAGGCAGAGCGTCAGCGCAGACAAGCAGAACAAGAACGCCGTAGAGCCGATAAGGCAGCACGCCAGCAACAGCAGCGAAATGCAATGCAGTCGGTGCGTGCTATGCAGAGGCAGAATACCGCAGCAGGCACGCTCTACCGCAGTAAGCGTCGTGCGGCTATCAACCGTATTCAGTATTCCCAGGCACCATCGTTGCGTAACCTTCCGTTCGCATCGATGATTAACGCCTATATGGGTTACAGCCTGGTGCGTAATGAGCTGACAAAGGCTATCGAGTACTCAAACATTATGCAGTCGGCACACTCTATCTTGCGTGTGGCGGACACTGATTTGAGTACCTTCGAGACTCGCTTTGACAATATGGCTCGCCATGTGCGAAAGATTGGTATCGATACGAAGTTTACTGCTGTGGAGATTGCAGGTGCTGTGAAGTACCTCTCTATGGCAGGTATGAATATCGATACTATCAACAAGTCGATCCGACCTATTACTAATCTTGCCCTTATCGGTGATAACGATGTCAGCTATATCGCCGACCTTGCCACCAACATTATGGCGGGCTACGATATCAACAACAATAGTATGGATAGCGTGGCGGATATTATCGCCTCGACCATCTCTCGCTCGAATGTCAATATCGTAGAGGTTGCGGAATCCTATAAGATGGCAGCAGGTTATCTGCGTACTGCAGGCGTGGACTTCACGGAGAGTACCGCAGCCATTGGTTTGCTAGGTAACATGGGTCTTAAAGGAACGCTTGCCGGTACTTCGCTCCGTGCTATGGCCACACGCTTTGCTAAGCCTACAAAGGAGTCGCAGAGGGTGCTTGACCGCTTGGGTGTGAAGTTTACCGAGATGCGTAATATCGAGGGTGTGATGGTCGAGAAACTGCGACCATTGGCCGACATCTTCGAGGATCTGAATAAGAAGGGAGCGTCAATGGCTGATATGCAGGCCATCTTCGGTAAGATTGGTGGTAATGCGGCGATGATGCTCGTGAACAACTACGACCAGTTGCGTAACCTTACCGCCCATAACCGAGGCTCACAGGGTATCTCGGCAGAGTTGGCTCTTGTCAAGCAGAACACGACCAAGGGACTCTGGGCACAGGTAACATCACAGCTTACCGAGAGTTTTATGCAGGCGTATGAGGTGTTAGAGCCAACAATCCGCCAGGTGTTACGCTCATTCCTCGATAAGTTCAAATCGCCTGAGTTTACCAAAGGACTTGTCTCTATTGGTAATGCTCTGCTGGATATTATGACCGTTATCGGTAATATCGGCGCGTGGGTGGCCCGTAACTTCCATTGGATAGAGCCACTTGTTTTCACGGGCTTTGTCGCAACAAAACTCTTTAAGGTTGCTGGAGCTCTGACCAATGTTGGTGTTGCTCTTGGCTTTATAGGCAAGCAGTCGGCAGCAATGGCGGGAGCAGATGCCATTACGGGCATTCTCGGTCTTGGTCGAGGTGGTAAACTATCCTTCACGCAGAAGCGAGCCATCGTAACCCAGATGCAGGCGGCTGGTGTTGCCGGTCGTGGTGCTATGACCAAGGCACTGATGGCAGGCGGTGGCGTATGGGGAACAAAGAGCGCTCTGCAATCACTCTTTGCTACTCAGGTTGCTACGGGTAATGGTATTACGGGTGCTGCGGCTTCTCTTAGTGCTATTGGTACAGGTGCGGTAGCCGCCACAGCGGGTATTGCTGCAGTTGTTGGAGCTATGGGATGGCTTGCCTATAAGACTTGGAAGGTTAAGGAGGCAAAGGATGCTGTCTTGGAGGAGATAGAGGCTAACAAGAAGTACCGTTATCCATCTATCGAGGCTCTTCACTCTTCGCTTAGCGAGACCTACAATATGGCAATCAAGACCAAGCGAGCTGTTGAAGAGGTTGTATCCGGTAAGTCTATAGAGGAGGCTTCGGGACAGAAGATTGGTGCATTCACTGGCAATTGGTGGACTGCAACATTGGCTGAGGGAGCAGCAATGTCTAAGGCTGCAAGAACGGGTTTTTATACAAGCCCTGCTTACTCAACTGATGATGCTCGTCAGGATGATATCCGTAATGCTCTTGTTACCCTTGCAAAACGAGATAGCCAGGCGAAGATTGATGCTGCTTACGCCGAGTTCGGTCAGTTGGGAACGGTCTTGGAGATGGACGCCTTCATTCGAACCATACAGCAGCGATTTGGATATTCTGATACAGACCTTGACCGTTCATTATTCAGTATGGTCAATGGCAAGGCTGTATATGTTCCTAACATAGGCGAGAAAAATGAGGCTGTGGCAGCACAGACCTACGACTACGCTCTGTATATGAATCAGAACACCGTTCCTGAGATTGTACGAGCAGCAACGACCTACCGCAATGCTATTTCCAGTGCCGCTAAGGCGCAGGAGTTGATGCGTAGCGGCGGTTACGACTTCGACCAGCTTGCCGCATGGGGCTTCTCAATGGATGAGAATGGTCGATGGCTGCAGAAGGTCTTGGGCAAGAATGCTACTGATGAGGAGCGTATAGAAAATCTTGCCAACCGTAAGTTGGCTCATACCTCACTTGTGAAGTTCTTCGCCGCACTTCGTCAGACCTTCGGAGGCTCGGCAGAGGCAGCAGAGAATATCTTGCGAGTGGCAGGCTTCACTCCCGATATGTACAGCAACGAGCCTGAGTCGAATGATATGCGCCCATTTGATAGCAATCCTATCACCAACCAACATCTATATGATGAGGGCCCGGATGATGGAGGCGCCGGTGGTAACTACTCAGGAACAGGCAGGCTATCCTCTGCCGCTCCAAAACAGGTAATAGTAAATATTGAGAGCCTTCTCAGCGTCTCTACCATTGACCTTATGAAGAGCAAGGAGGGACAGACCGAGGAGGTACAAAACTTAAAACAACAATTAGCGCAGGCACTCATAGATGTGGTTCACGACTTTGATGCCTCGTGGAATGCATAAACAGTATGGCACGACTACTACAAATAGCAGCATCAACACTTCTTAGTGGAGGTATTCTTGGCGGTGGTAACTGGATGGGATATATCAGTAATGCCACCCGCCAGGCTATCGGTATGGGACTGGCAGAGCTATCAGAAGGTCAGGTACATTACTTTTCCAAACACCACGACCTACTGAAGCGTGCCGCCATACAGATCGTATCACAGACGGCATATGGACTGTTGCGTTCATATCCTCGCTACCTGCAATACTGGGAGCAGCGTGTGCGAGATAAATATCTCGAAACTCAGTCGCAGTCGAGCCTTGCCAACAAGACCGGACAATACTACAAGCTTATCAGCGAGCAGCAGGCGGTAGCGCAGAAGAAGAACTACACCGATACTATTGTCGGCAGAACGGTGCAAGACTACCTTGAACTCTCCATATCCAAGGAGGGAAAGTACTACGATAATAAGGAGTGCAAGGTGGAGCCTAACACCAAATATGGCATTGTAACCTTTGTGGATCTTGGACCTCATGTCAGTGTGTCGAGCAAGAACAACATCTTGCTCACACAAGTGCAGGGTCGTGACTACACCCGCAAGGAATTTATCTCGGGTGGCGATATGGAGATTACCATCAATGGCAAGATAACCTCAAAGTATCCCGATGTCTATCCTGAAGCGGAGATATCCAAGTTTATTAAGTTGGTGCAGTACAAAGGTGTCATCGACTGCGATAATACCGTGCTCCGTCAGTTCAACATCTCTCGACTGATTATTCAGGGCTACTCATTTCCGCATACCGATTGCCGAAATGTTCAACCCTATACGCTCAACTGCGTGGCGGTAGAGCCTTCGGAGGCTGTAGAACTCAAGATTGCTGAGGCCGAAAAGGTTGATGAGGCTATCAAGCATACGAATAAGTGGATTAAGTGGGTAAAGTTCGGTGCAGAGGTTATCGACCCTACATCACTGATAAAATTTGCGTGGTTATGATGGATGTACTTTGTTGCAAGATTACCATTGGCGATGCAAACCCCTCAAATCCTATGGAGATTAAGGATGCCATAGAGATTACCGAGGTGCAGAGCATTGAGATAAACGAGACATACAAGAAGCTTATCGGGACGGCTAAGATAACCCTTCCGAAAGGTTCTGTATGTCGCTCAACAATCATCGGCACGGTAACCGTTGAAGGTAAAGATGCCTCGATATTTACCACTGAGATTATGGAGGATGGTGTTATCATCGAGAAGCAGACAACGCAGCGACTTGTCGATACCACCACTTTTAAGGTCGGCCAGCGCGTGAATATAAAACTTGGCTACAACGGCATCTTGAAGAATATGTTTGACGGCTATATCACAGGCTACAACTCTGAAAGTAACCTCGAAATTCAGTGTGAGAATATGGCCTACAAACTCAAGCTCAAGAAGGCTCCGCACTTCGAGACTCCTGCCAGCGGAACAACCGTAAACGATGTCTTGGAGGGCGAGTACAATATTCTCAAAGATACGGGCTTTAAGATTCACTCAGACACCAAGAAGTTTGATATCCACATCGGTAAAATCAAGGTTACGGACAACTTCACCGTAGCCGACATACTCTCCGAGTGGTCGAAATACAAGGTCTATTGCTTCCTGAAATATGATGCCAACAACGAGAGTGCTATGCCCTCGATTGCAGTCGGCAGACCGTACTCATCAAGCAAGGCACAGCCCGTGTTCCCCGAAGATGAATCGACAGGGCCATTCAAGATATACTTTAATGAGCATGTGGCGCAGTCATCACTAAAAGTCGTAAAGACCGACCCGAAATTCTTGGCCGTTACAGGCAAGGCTATGGGCACGGATGAGAAGTTCTTTGAGGTGACTATCCGCCTGAATCCTGAATACGACCCAGCAACACCAGGCAGCAAGCAGTATCAGACAGTAAACGCTACCCAGATATCGAAGAAGTCGCATAAGGTTACGGGTAACACAACCGCTTCGGGAGCAGAGACCAAAAACAAGGTAGATCTCTCGACCTACACAGTCGTTCCGTATATGTCACCACATATCGGCATCTCCTCGGATGAACTTGTCGAGGAGACAACGGAGTATTTTCGCAACTACAACCTGAACGGCATCACGGGAAGTCTCACAATCTTTGGCGATTTCGGGCTTCCACCTGCGGTACAGGTTGAGTTAATCGACCACCGCAACCCCTCGAAGAATGGAGTCTATCTCGTGGAAGAGGTAACAACAAACTTTGGGGTTGGTGGGTATCGACAGCAACTTTCGATACCGTATAAAATCAAGAAGTAGAAAAAGAGCCTATTCTTTAATAGAAACTATGTCAGCAGATAAGTCAAACCAGTTAGTCATTCGTGAGGCGATTCGCAAGATTGCGTTGGGTCGCAGTATGGAGCGTGTCAATATGGCACCTGGCGGTATGTCGGGTGTGGGTACTGCCCGTATGATTCATGGCTATGTGGCAAAGGTACACGATGACCCTGCAGACTCGGAGTTTAAGGAGTATGGTGGCACTGTTGATGTGGGCGAATATCCTGATGAAACGGCTTCGATTGAGCCAATAATTCATAAGGGAGTCTTACTCTCAGCAGCCACCAACAATGAGGGAGGTTTTCTGATTGTACCGACACTCTTTTCCGATGTTACCATCTTTATGGATGCAGCAACAAAGTATGCCTACATCGTAAACTTCTCGCATGTCAATATCATCAATCTTACGGCTCATACCGAGACAACTATTGGTGTTACCGAGACCGAGGAGTTGGACCCAGATAGCGACTCTTCGCCTGATTATGACGAGTTGGAGCCGACAGGAAATGAGACATCTACCAAGTACACTGCAACCACTGTAACCACCTCCGTTAAGAATGACAAGGATAAAGAGGCTACTGTTGTGATGGATGCAGAGACAATTACTCAAACCGTCGATAAATCAGAGGTTAAGCAGACTGCAGATAAAGTAGTTCAGAAGGTCAATTCAACTACCATTGCATTGGCAGACAATAAGGTAACATTAGGCGATGAGAATGCCACAGAACCCCTTGTTTTGGGTAATGAGCTTGCACAACTGATGCTCGACTTTATGACAGAGTGCAGCAAGATAATGACGCCTACGCTGATGGGTACGATGACTCCCGTAAACTTCCCCAATTTTATCACGCTATCCACCAAGATTCAGAAATTTCTCTCTAAAACCAGCTTTACGAAGTAATGAGCGTACAACTACATCCCGATATAGAGCAGCTTGATAGGTCGAGTCTCTGTTACTCGATCTACTCGCAGTTGTACCATAACTTCTTCAATGCCCAGCAGAAGAAGGATGCCGAACATCCCTATGGCGTTGAAGAGGGCGATGAGACGAGTGTACGACTCAAAAACACCGCCTACGGATTTGCCTCTGCCATTGCCGGTGCTGTTACGGGCGAAGGTGGTGAGTCAGGCGGTGGTCTGCTTATAGACTACCTCAAGAAGACGGGTGGAGATATGACTGGTATCTTCCGAGCCAACTATGGTTTTGAGGCAGGTGTAGCCAATACCCGAATCCTTGAAACCTACTCGGAAGATATTACCGATGCTGATGGTGTTGTCTCGGCCATTGAGTATGGCGTAAAGATTACGGGTAACCTCAAACTCGGAGGAGATGCCCTCTATCTTGGTGGTAGAAACATACTACGCTACGACCCATATAAGGCCACCGCAACGATAGATGCATCGAACATCAACCTCCTCAGTGGCTCTGTTCACTCCACAGGTGAATGGACCATTGGCGATAAGGAGAGCGGAATCTTCATTTCGCCAACATCGCTGCAGGTCGGAGGTAAGGATGTCTATCATAAGGGCAATGCCAACCTTGCAACCGTTGATTGGACAATGCAGAACGGAACGGTACATAAGGATCTTACCGTTCACGGAACAACGACGCTGGGAGGTGCCCTGTCAGCTAAATATGGTGTACAGCTGGGCGACAAGGGTAACACGCTACTATCGTTCTCGGTCGAAGATGTGGCACTCAGTGGTTACCTCTCGTTCCTTGATGGCTTCGGTATTCGCATTGCGGGTAAATCGATACTAACTCGTGAGGGTGAGAGTATTCGTCTGGGTAGTATCGGCGGGGATTTGCTTTTGGGTAGCGATGACACTCCCAAGATTCGTCTATTCTCTGGCATCTCGGATATCGATGGCGAATGCCTGATGCTATCGCCATACGGTAAGGCTTGTTTCCCAGGTTCACTCACCGTTAGGCATAACTACGGAGCTGACCTTCTCTCATCATATCGTGTAGATAGCAACGATGAGGGAATCATCATCCACAAGAACCTCCACTTTGGCTCGGCTGATGGTATACTTATCAAAGGCGATAAGGAGCATATCTCTCTAACATCTGATGTGGTCTACGAGAAAGATGGCGTACAGACTATCGTTCCTCACAAGACATCATTTAGTCATTGTGCTTCCACCAGCAAGTATGCTCCGCAGAACAGATACAGCGAGACATTCTTTGTCAGCACCGATGCTGACTTTGTGGCGGCGAATGTTCCTATTGAGGCGGTTGGGCATATAGGAATTGATGGTTCTTTCACCCGTTTGACCGATGGAGTCCTATACTTAACAGAGACTCTACGCTTGCAGGCTGTGAGTGATGGCATCAAACACTATGGCAATAGCTACTTTGGCGGGACACTCTCCTCGGGGTTCTTCTCGGCAGGCTTTGCCGGCAGTGGCTGGGCAATACAGACAAACCGTACCACAGGCAATGTAACAGCAACCTTTGATGAGGTTGTTGCTCGCAAGAAGTTCCGAGCCTACGAGTTTGAGGTAAAGAAACTCTCGGCAACAAATGGCTCGCTTTGGATTAGCGATAGTTGTTCGGGCGACAGCGTAGAGAAAATAGCATAACAATGGCGGTATATAACTATTCGAAATATAAGATTCGCATAGACTCCGACTCGCAGAAGACACAAGGTCTGCAGGTCGGAGATGTTGTGCGTCGTCAGTATGCTGAGCGAAACCAAAGCATCTACACGCTGATGGTTGTTGTGGAGACGGGTGTTGATGCCATTGATGGCAAGGAGTCGCCATACTTTATCGGTGCTCTGCTCGATGGCGATGAGCCCAAGAGTGGCGAACTGCTCGACTTTGTACGCATCACAAGCCTTACGAACACAGACCGCAGCGGAGCGATGTACCTCACGGCCTCGGATAGTGATGCTCCCTATATGGATATCATTGACGGTATGGCCACAGAACGCTCGCTATGCTATCCTACAATGGCGGGAGGCACTATCGATATTCCCGATAAGGCGAAGTATGCCGTCTATGGAGAAGCCGCCACAGAGTACCGCAGTGATGATAGCGAGGCTAATCGTATTGTCCGCATTACGGGCAGTGGCTCCTACGGTATAAAGCAGACTTTGGAGGAGTCTGTTGCTCATCCGGAGAGGCTGTTGGTGTCGTTCAAGGCTCGTGCTTCGCAGACGGTAGAGGCCGCAATATCCTTTGGTTATACCAATGGAGAAAAGATTGATGCCGAGGATACCATCTCGCTATCTACCGAATGGGAGTACAAGCTGTGGGTGTTCACAGTTGAGTATCCCAAGCAATACAGCCGCAGTCTTACGATAGACCTTACCAATGCCGGGGAATGGTGCGAAGTTGCTGACCTCAATGTCATCAGGCTCACATCTGTCGCAGTCTTTACAGATGCAACAAAGGTGCGTGTTGGTAAAGTATCGGGCGTTATTGACCCCGTGTTTGGAGTATTGGAGGGCTACGGAGCATACTTCCAAAACCTATATGCCACACGCAATGTCAATATCGCCGGAACGCTTACCGCAGGCGATGAGAATGGTTTCGGAGCAACTTTCTATGTGGGTAAAATCCATAAGAATGTAGTGCTCGACTCTCTGTCGTGTGGTTTTGCTGGGGCAAACGAGGTTGCAGCATCTTCGCCAGTCGGCATTGGCAAATGTGTACGCCTAACCGAAGATGGTTACATTCACGCCCAGAGCGCAGATTGGAGAAAAGAGCGTATCGGTAATTACTACTGCTTCTCTGTTTGGATCTATGCCGAGGAGGTTGGTTCTGTACGATTCTATCAAGATGAACACCTGATTGGAGATATTGTCATAGACCAGGCGGAGCGTTGGATAAGACATAAGGCTGAGTTTCCTATCCGCCAATCCGATGCCCCGAATATGAGCCTTGGTATATCTTCAGAGATGCCACTTATCGTAACTGCTCCACAGTTGGAAGCGGGTAAGCAGCCAACACCTTATCAGGCAACAGATGGCACACTCAACTACACGGAGGAGTATGGTGCCTGGTTTAACCGAGGTGGCGTGGGAGGCACGATGCAGAACCCTTTGCTTCGGTTCAACGATGACGGCTCAATATCCTCTCGCGATGGCTCTTTTGTTATCAATCAAGATGGCACGGGACACTTTGCATCGGGGCGTTTCAAGTGGTCGAAGGATACTATAGAGCTGCGTGATGTAACCATCCGCTGGGAAGACCTCGATGAGGAGGCGCAGGAACAACTAAAACCTCGCTCGGTATCGCTTACGGGTGGCACGACATTTCATTATGCCAATGCCCTAACAGGTGAGTGTGAGCCGCAAAGCATCTCTATCATAGCCACAGAATATAACTTTGAGCCCGAGTCACGCCGTTGGGAATACCTTGCGGCAGATGGTGCTTGGAGAGATGCTAACAACAACTCCTCGCTATTTGAGTTGCCCGCCAATTATCACGGTTGGGAGGGGCGTGATGTGCTTACTCTGCGATACACAGCAACGCTAAATGGCGAAGAATTTACAGCGACTCACACCATTTTCAAACTTTATGATGGCGAACCATCCTATACTGTATATGTAGAATCGAAGAATGGTACGACATTCCGTAACGGCATTGTCTCAACAACGCTCGTGGCGAGAGTTTACAGAGGTGGCGAAGAGATAACATATCTTATCCCAGAAGGCAACTTCCTATGGCGACGAACAAGCAAGGATACCGCCTCCGATGAGATTTGGAACTCGGCAAACCACTACGGCAAGGAACTGGATATTACCGAAGAGGATGTGTGGTATAAGGCAGTCTTCGATTGTGAAGTAGAGATATCAACAACATTAGAATAACGAACTATGGCAGTCAAAGTAGCAAGAGGACAGGTCACGATCATCGACCAGAATGATGCAGTAACCCTGCAAGCATTCATCGGCTCATCGCAGCCCCTAACACAGGTATATAACAAAGATACAAACGCCTATGCTCCCTCGTGGGCAGCATCACCGTATCTTATTCTTACGCCTTCGCTCTTTGTGAGTGGTAAGGGCTCTACCGACCAGATTACATCGGTGGGTAATGCTGCATCACTCACGGCAGGCGTTAAGAGCGGCTCGGCAAAGTGGTATAAGAACGGTACGGCAATCACTTCGGGCCAGGATAGTTGTACGATTGGTGCAGCATCGGCAAAGTATGCCCTTACCATCAAGGCAAACCATATGACCGTATCGGCACCGCAGGTACGCTATACCTTTGAAGCAACATACATCGATGCAAACGGCTTGGAGATTCCTTTCCGTGCAGAGATTCAGTTTACCCAGCACCTGAACGCCGGTGCGATGATTGCTGCCGTGGCATACGCTCCAGACGGTATTGTCTTCAAAAACGACGAGGTGGCAACGCTCAAAGCCCACTGCGACCTATGGCGTGGTGCAACTATTGATACCGACAATGTTACCTATGCTTGGGGAATCAAAGACTCGGCTGTATTTGCAAACACGACATTGAGTGCAGCTGCAAACTCTGGCGCAACAACAATCACCGTAGCATCTATTGCTAATATGGAGGCTGGCGGTAAGATTACTATCGGCTCTGCTCAATACACTATCTCCTCTGTCAATACCTCGACAAAGGTCGTTACATTGACATCTGGATTGAGTGCTGCTGCATCTTCGGGTGCAACGGTAACGTGCCCATATTACAATGCAATGCTCGGTGCAGGTTGGGCGTGCCTTACAACAACTAATCAGCGTGGTGTAACAGCAGGATGGACAACCAACGAGATCACCATCACTAACGATGCGGTGCTCAACTTCGAGACCTTCAAATGTGCCATCAAGGATACCGATACCTCGGCGGGTAATGCCTCGGCCAACAAGGTTGTATGCGACATTATCTCGTTTACCGATATGTCGGATCCTATCACTGTGGATTTGGTAAGCCAGAAGGGTTTCACCATCAAGAACAACGGTAACGATGTTGATGCAAAGGCTGTTCTCTATCGTAATGGCGAGGAGTTGGATGCTGACGGCACGGCATACACCTACACTTGGAAGCTCTGGAACTCAGCAGGTACATCGGTTGTCAAGACCTATACGGGTAAGAGCATCACAGTCGCCAAGACCGATGTTACAGGCAAGGGCGTACTAATGTGCGAAGTCTCAAAATAACACAACATACACACATCTTTCTTGCGTCGGCGGTGGGCACTTTGCCTGCCGCTGATTTTCATTTCAGAATAAATACTTTGAAGATTTCTCACCGCATCTTGCAAATCTCTTTTTGAATATAATCCAAGAACCGTGCAGCGTGTGCTCCGTCCATTTGCGTATGGTGAAATTGGAAAGAAACGGTCAGAGTGGTTTTGAGCCACCTGCGTTTGTACTTGCCCCAAATCATAAACGGATTGTTGAAAATGCCACTATACATACCCACCGCACCATCAATTTCATATTGTGCCAATGCAGAAGTGCCTATCACCATACTCTGACGAGAAAGGTCGTGGTCGATGCAACTCTGTGCGACTTGTTGGGTCAAGCGTAGATAATCATCATTGAACTGCTGTAAATCGTCGTTGAACGGGAGGTCGCACGAACTTACCTCGCCGACACTGTTAGCAACGATAGTGTTTACTGCGACAGTATCAAACTGCATCAACTTACCACTCACGGGAAGTATATAAAATTCTTTGACTTTACTTGCAGCCATTCCAATGCAATAGCACATCAGCATATTGAATTTCAGTCTTTTCTTTCTGCTGATTTTTACAAGATTGGAGACATCAAGTGTCTTGAAAAATGTGACCATCGGCATTGGGGCGTTCATCCACATTTCAAAAGCGTATGCACGAGTGGTCGTTTGAGGATTGACTTCTTTCATACTTTTCTGTTATTAAGTTCATAAATGAAGTTGCAAAAGTAGATGAAGTATCCTGCATTGGATAGAACAAATGAGACTTCTATATGGGAGTAGTAAACAAGTCGGAATAGGGAGTTGAAACTTCTAGTAATGACAAAGGGGTATATCCACACAACTTCTTGAACTCACGGATGAGGTGTGATTGGTCTGCATAACCGCTTGTGTATGCCAAATCGGCTTGATTGCTCTTGCCCTGCTGATGCTGCATTAGCCTTAATGCCTTTTGAAAGCGGACAATGCGGGAATACTCTTTGGGATTCATCCCTACATGCAAATAGAACTCTCGTTCGAATTGTTTCTTGCCCAAACAACAAGTTGAAGACAATTCGGTTACAAGTGTATGAGGGGCGGCACAAAGTTTCTCTATGGCTGCATTCATTCGGTTTACTCTGTATGTTGTATCGTATGGTTTTGTCGATAATCGGGATAACAACCATTCTTCAATGAGAGTGACGCAAAGATTGTTATCTTCACAGTCAAATACTTGTGCAGCCAATTCCTCCAGTTGTTTATCCTCAATGTCATAACCTGAAATTTCTTGGTTATAAAAAGATGATGCAGGATTGTTCAGAAACATATTTATCGTATGCGGATAGAATACGACAACAATCATTTCGACATCACCGTCAGCTTGCAGATGTGAAGAGAAATTGACTTGTCCGCTGATTGTCAGTTTGTCCTGCATTGTACCGAATTCTGGGACAAACAGCGGTGTACGCTTATGAAAAATGATTTGAGGGCACCCAATAGGGAATGTATAGGTATTCATCATTTGACAACTATTGAACACCCAATAATATCTCACATAAGGTTGTAACAACCTGCATGGCTTATAAAACTTAAATTCCTCTTGAATCATATTGCAAAATTACAAAGATGCCGTAATAATAAGCCTTGCACGGGCAAATTATTACGACTTGTGGTGCGGTTTTAGAGTTTCAACCCTCGATTTTGACTTCTGCTTGTCGGCAATCCCAATGCTTCCATAAATTCATCTTTCTTGCGTCGGCGGTGGGCATTTTGCCTGCCGCTGATTTTTTGGAACAGAAAGATTTATCGCCGCAAATGCTAATATTTGTTAAAAATGAATTACTTTTGTGATGGCTTTGCGGCAGAAACCGTAAATGCCGATATATGATAGACGATGGTTGACAACACTTCTTCGCTCTAAACTTCGCAACTTTACAGTTTGAATGAGGTAAGTCAATTCAGGCGTCCATTAAGGATGAATATCCACACACTGCGTTTTATGGCGTAGTGATTGTTGCATATACATCTGGCGTGGGCTGTCTGTGTTGCTTATTCATTCAAACGGGCAGCGAAGGCCTTGAGCGGAGGGTAAGTTGATACAGATACTCACGCTTTTTTTATGAGCTCGCTCGGAAATACGGATTTGTTGGAGCGACATCTTGTAGCCTTCTTCGCTTCTCGCTCGGTCACACCAGAGGCCGAAAGCAGATGCATTGCTTGGGCAGAATCTATTTGCAATACCGACTCAGTTGTCATCAGCGGTTTTCACTCTCCACTCGAAAAGAAGGTCTTAAATATTCTACTTGAACATAAGCATCCTGTCGCACTCTTCCTTGGTCGTGCAATGTATAAGCGCATCCCTGCCGAATATCAGGAGGCTATCGATGAGGGCCGTATGCTTATTGATACCGTTCGTGATTTTGAACGCCACAGTTGGAACTCTGCTCAAACAAGAAATTGGTATGTTGCAGGTATCGCTGATGAGATATATTTCGCACCATTTGATGAGACGAGCAAGCTTTCGCCAATGCATTACCACTTCAATAGATACAGCAATGGTAATGTAAAAATTCTTTAGCCAGCAACCATTACAGCCCATTTTGCCCTATACTTTCATAAAGTGGAAGTATGGCACAAACGCTGATTGCCCGTGGTCAGGCAACAATCACAATACAGAAGGATGGTTATACGATAACCCAATCTCTCGGAGAGTATATTTTCCCAGCAGATCAGAGCGGAAAGATACTCTCTGCAGTATCTGTTACATCTACAATCTCAGTAACCCTCGGCGATAGTGCCTTCACTAACTTCACCATAGGCACAATCACCAAGCCGACAGGTTTCTCATCTATTTCAGTCAATAACACCAACAAGACCGTAACATTTGCAGTTGCGGCCAATACTACCGCACTTGCAGACCACGGTAAAGTGGAGATTCCTGTTGTTATATCTGGCACTACCTACAAACTTACCTTCGTATGGTCGAAAGCCAAGAAGGGAGATACTGGTGCAGCGGGTGTAGATGCCAACCTTCTTGATTGGGTCAAGGAGTGGAATACGGGAAAGACGCTTATCAATAGCAATACCGTTATCACTCCCAAACTGTTTGCGGGAACAAAGAATAGCGATGGTACTATTTCGGGCATCGCCATCGGCTCGTTTGTATTAAGCACCAAGACCTCTTCGGGAACTATTACCACCGAGACAGTAAATGGCATCTATGGCTTCAAAGATGGTTACAAGACCTTCTATGTGGATAATGGAGGCAATGCACAGTTGGGTTATGGTAATGAGTATATCAAGTATAACGCATCTACGGGCAAGATAGAGTTCGGCTCGGCAGTGAGTATGCAATGGTTAGGCGCAACCTACATCGACAAAGATGGTATCTTCACAGGTACGCTCTCTGCCGATACTGTCAGTGCTATTGATATTGCCGCCTCACAGATTACTTCGGGGAAGATCTCGGCAACCTATATCAATACTGACGAGTTAAAATCGACACTTATCACGGCATCGAACATCAATGCTCTGACGCTCACAACCACCAAAGGAACTATTGGCGGTTGGAGCATTGATAGCGATAGCATTTACCGTGGTACAAAGAAGAATACGGCAACTACCTATACCGCAGCATCAGGTTCAATGACCATTGGCTCTACGGGTATTCGTGGCTATAAGTGGCGTTTGGAATCAACGGGTGCAGGTGCTGTGGCCGGAGGTAATATCTCGTGGGATGCAAGTGGCAATGTAACCTTTGCAAACTCCGTGTCACTCTACTGGACCGAGCCTATTGATGGCATTACCGAGGCATTGGGTGGCGATGAGTTCCCGAAACTGACAAAGATTACAGCCGAAGGTGTCTACACAGGCAGTATTACCGCTTCACAGATTACCGCAGGTACTATCTCTGCAGACCGTATTGCCGCAGGAAGTATCACTTCGGCCAAGCTTGATGCTGCAAGTATTAAGAGTGATATCATCAATACGACCTACATCAATGGTTTGGAGTGTACCTTCACCAAGGGCAAGATTGGCAACTGGACAATCACCTCGAATAAAATCTACAACTCCCAGATTTCGCTTGATGCAGGAAATAAGCGTATCGTAGTCTATGCATCAACGGCTACTGCGACAAGCGGTCATCGAGTACAGCTATACTACAATAGCAACTCTGACTTTGGCTTCTGGGCAACAGACTCTGCAGGGACTTGCATCGTATCGCTTGGCTCGTCGAACAAGATTGCTGGATGGGCTATCACATCCACCTCTATCAGCAAAGGTAATGTGTCGCTTGGCAGTGATGGCTCTATCACAAATGGGACAAAATGGAAACTCAATAATGATGGCTCAGGGCAAATAGCTTCGGGCAATATATCGTGGGATGCGAGTGGTAATGTAACTTTTGCCAATGCAGTTTCCGTTGCTTGGACCGAGGATATTGATGCTATAACCACTGCCCTTGGCGGAGATGAGTACCCCAAACTGACAAAACTGTCAGCCACGGGCGTATATACTGGTACGCTAACAGCAACGCAGGTAAATGCTGTTAGTATTAACGCTTCGAGTATCAAGGCTGGAACACTATCGGTAGACCGCATTGCTGCGGGTAGTATTACAGCTGCAAAACTCGATGCGGCAAGTATCAAGAGTGATATTATCAATACGAACTACATCAATGGCCTTGAGTGTACTTTCACGAAGGGTTCGATTGGTGGTTGGACTATCGCATCTAACAAAATCAGCCACTCACAGATTGCACTCGATGCTACAAACAAGCGTATTGTTGTATATAGTACTACTGGCTCGGCTACCAGTGGTCAGCATGTGCAGTTGTACTACAATAGTGACTCGGATTTTGGATTCCTTGCCGTCAATAGCTCAGGCTCCACTATTGCATCATTTGGCTCATCCAATAAGGTCGCTGGCTGGGCTATTACACCTACAACTATCAGCAAGGGCAATGTATCACTTGGCAGTGATGGTTCTATTGCTAATGGGGCAAAATGGAAACTCAATAACGATGGTTCAGGTCAGATAGCATCAGGTAATATCTCGTGGAATGCTGCTGGTTTGGTGACATTTGGTGCGTCAGTAACCATTCAATGGACTACGGGCATTACCACTGCAAAGGAACTTGCCTCGGCAATGGCCTTTGGCAAGATGCTTTATCGAGATCCTACATTCATCAATGGTAATAACTCTATGGGTATCTATAACAACACCAGCAGCGGAATGGTTACCCATACGCGATTAGCAGACGCCACAGCACCTAATGACAGCGGTTATGTTATCCAAATTAAGACTACTGGCACAGCTTCACCCAATAATGGTGGTTTCTATTTTGGAACTATGTGTAGTAATCGTAAGGTGTTTATTGCCCGAATTATTGCAAAGATCCCGGTCGGACACAATTTGCTATTTGGCTCTAATAGTATTGGCACAGGAGGTAGCAGCCGCTGGCTGACAGCAAATGCAGGTACAGGAGATTGGTGTGAGTACATCTACAAGGTTGTGTGTGGAACCTCAAACTTTTCAACTACACACTACTACTACCTCGATGGTACGCAAGGAACATCCGATGCGCCCGTGGTTTGGCAGGTAGCCTACGCTACGGTCTTTGACCTTACCTCTGCAGAGAAGTACACCACAACCATAGATGCTAACGGTGTTTATACGGGCACTGTCAAGGCTAATCAAGTTATCGTGGATAGTGCTTTGGTCGTTGGTGGTAGCACTTATAATGGCAGTATTTCTGTGCGAGACGCAAGCAACAATGTCAAAGTTACGCTAGACCGTACTGGCATCACAGCTGTAGCGGGAAAGATTGGTGGATGGAACATTGGCACAAGTGCTCTTACCGCCTCGTCACCAAGTTCAGGACACCGTATTATGATGTCTAGTACGGGTTACATCTATCACGATAATCCTAACACGGGCATAGACTACTGGGGATTGAAGTCAGATGGCTCTGCAACATTCGGAACAAATAAGATAAAATTTAATGCAGACGGCTCAGGCTCTGTTGCTAATGGTAACTTCGCTTGGGATGTGGATGGTAATATTACAGCCCAGAAGGGAACATTCAAAGATGTTGAGGTTATCGGAACGGTGAAGAACCCATTTATTCTCAATGATAGCAGTATCTACATCGGTGGCGAAGACCCGCAGATGAACTTCAATAAGTATGACCATGTGGTAGCTATTCGAGGTTCGTGGGATGAGGACATTCCTCTTCCGTGGACATTGGACCATAGTGGCCGTCGTGTGTGTCTGGTTAACTACAAGTGGGGCTCAAATACCACCGTAGGAACAATGAGTATCACCGCTCCCAGTGGAAAATACTTCTACGAGGACGGTATCTCTAAATCGACTATCACCTTCTCGCGTGAGTTGGTTGAGCTGCTTGGATATGGAGATAATACGACCTTTTTTGGCTGGATTGTGGTGAATCGCCTTGACCTGATGACCTCGAAGAAGTATGGCAAGAATATGAAGTTCTTGGCACAGGGAACAGTTACCGTATCATCTACGAGCAGTTATTCGGTCAAGTACCAAACCTTTGATGGCAGTTCGATAACCGTATCACGATTGGGCAAAGGACAATATCGAATCTATATGTCGAGCAGTTGGAATATGTCAGGCTACTTCCAAGTATTCTTAAGTGGTATTTTCTCAGCTGTTGATAGCACTCCGATTTATGCCACTTTGAAGGCATTGTATAGTTACTATTTCGATGTGTATACAGCCGATGATAGCAGTACAAACGATGGCTCATTCAGTTTTTTAGTAGTTTCTACGGGAGATTGGAAATAATTTTTCACTTACCTACAACCATAACTCATCAAACTGCTCTATACTTAAAGAAACAGCAGATATGAAAGTAACAAGTACAATCATTACAAAGGTGGCCGAGGCTACCACAGAAAATGGCTCCTATAATTTGGAGTACAGTATTACAGATGGCGTGTTGGAGCGTGTCCAAACAACTGCTTTCAAACCATCAACGAATGAACACCGCATCGCCGTAGGTAGTATCTATTACGACCGTGGTAGCGTAACCATCAATATGCCGTTCGGAAAGGATATTGCCAAATATGTTGCCGATGCCGTTGGACAGATTGAAAATATCCTCTCTGAGGTCGCAACCATTGCAGCAGAAGCTGAGTAATCACATTAAATTTAACGATATGGAACTTTCAATTAAAGACAGACTTTACCTGCCAACATTCCTTCCAGCGAAGGGAAACTTCAAGGATTTCAATCTCAAAAAGGAGATTCTTCGTAAGATCGCTATCAGCGAAGAGGAGCGCAAAGAGATTAACTTCCGTGAGAACCAGGAGGACAACCGCCTTGAGTGGGATGTAGAGAAGGAGACACCGCTGATTGTAGATTTCTCGAAGGACGAGATGGAATATCTCCGCCGTGCGTGTGAGAAGATTTCAGACGAGGAGTTGCCTGACGATATGTGGGCAACGGTAGAGAAAATTTACGACGAAACAGTAAAATCGTAAACCAAAAACACATCTTTAAGCTACTCTTTTGCAAAGGGTGCCCCGGTCGTACTCTTACGGTCGGGGCATTTTAATTTAAGAATATGGCAAGACAAGATATAACAATGGATGCTGAGTATGGCGAGGTGGAGACTTCCGGTAATATTGCCGGCAAGACCTTCTACGAGTGCCGTCTGCTCGACAGCGTAGAGGGTGCGGATAACGATAACTATCGCTACTGTGAGATTATCGTTCCTGCAGGCTTTATGCAGTCATACAGCGACAGCAAGGGCATCCATATTATTTTGCCTTACACACCAGATAGGCGCTTTCTTTCCATTGTTATAGTTACGCCTTTAGGTTCGGGTGGTACGGAGTTCCTACGTAACAGCGTATCTGGTTCAATATGGTTCCCGGTTATGGTGGAATCGACTTCGGGGAACTCCGCTGTCACCCTTGCAGAACTCTATTCTCTCAATGAAGATGGCATCTTTAACCTTCTCTTGCGAGATGGTTATCTTGCTATCTTCTCGGGCGAGGAGACCGATTTTGATATCGGTGTAGCCAAAGCACAGAATGAAACCTTCCTATTGAAAGCATCGGCAGGCAACAACTACCAGCATCCAACAACGGGCGTGGGTCTTATCGACTTCCTGCACTCCAGTTTGGAGAACAATGGGCTTGCAGCCAAGTTACAGGCCGAGTTCTTATCCGATAAGATGATTATCAAGAATGCATATATGGACTCCGTAACGGGAGAACTGCTATTAGAAACTGTGGAGAAGGAGGACAACAATGGGTAAGTATAGAGTTATAGCTGGTCAGAACCTCTACGACATCGCACTACATATCTACGGTAGCATCGAGGGTATCGTTGATTTAATGATGTGCAATACAGACCTTTCGTTGGATACAACGCTCAAGGTTGGTGATGAACTTATCTACTCGGATGACTTTATTATCAACGCTGATGTTGTTGCCTACAACGAGATGCACGGCATTGTTCCCTCTAATGGCGAGCACCATGTATATCCAAAGGTCTTCACGAAGCCTCTTGCAGTGGTTTTCTCTCTACCTACGGAACTTCTCAATGTGCAGTGCTTGGTATCGGGCATAGGCACATTGGAGATTGATTGGGGAGATAATAGCGATACAGAAATAGTAGCTTTGACTGACAAGCCTCGCATACTAAAACACACCTTTGACAGCAAGGTTCGTAAACGACGCCGCATACGTTGGTTTACCAATTCCTACTTCAAACAGGTGGATTGGAGCGGACTCAAACCAAATTCGGTTGTTATCCTGCGTCCTCTGCCTATCGAGGAGTTGACCATTAAGGATGCAACTCTTACGCTCGATAGTCTGCAAATGGTTACGGGTATCTACTCGCTCAACCTTTCGGGGCTTACATGTGGCAACTTAAAGCCTCTTGTTGAGTGCCGAGAGTTGATGGAGCTAAATCTCACAGATGCACGAATAAAAGCTACGGTGCTGGATGAGTGGCTTATCGCTATGGTTGAGAGGTACGGCAATCGAAGGAACTGCGAAGTAACCCTCACAGCAGTACCTACGGGAGTTTATCAAGAGCCGACACGCGATGAGCAGACGGGCAGATACATCATCACTTCGGGTATGGAGGCGATATGGGTGATCACTCACGAGGAGAGTTGGAATGAGGGTGGCAAGTGGAAGTTTATCATTAACAACAAGGAGTATTCTGTATGAGTAGAACGATAAAAGATATATACAACGCAGCCGTTACGGAGCGAAACAAGCGTCTTGAACTCTCGGAGTTTAAGAGCGACTCGAAGATGTCAGTGATGAACGGCATCCTCTGGGTTGTAGCCGCTGTGATTTACAGTTTTGAAACACTCCTCGATGTCTTTGCTGTGGATATCACCGAAGCAATCAATGGCCGTATCAATGGTACTCCCAACTACTACGCCAATGCTCTTCTGCAATACCAGCAGGGCGATGAGTTAATAGTAAGAGAAGATGGCCTTGCCTTTGGTTATGCAGCAGTGGATGAGACCAAGCGTATCATCACGCAGGTATCGTATGTAGAGAGTACTGATGACCAGAATATAGACAGCAAACTAATTTTGAAGGTAGCGACAGGCACAAAGGGCAACCTTGAGGCTATCCCTGCCGAGGAACTTGTACCTATCAATGCCTACATCGGCAAGTTGAAGTTTGCAGGCACTCGTGTTGAGGTAATCTCCACTAAGGGCGATGTCCTTATTCCACGCCTTACGGTTTTCTACGATGGCGCAATACCTGAGTCGGAGATGTATGACGCTATCGAGGCGCAACTCAAGGAGTATGTGATGAATATCGAGTTTGATGCGGCAGTCTATGTATCACGCCTAACTGATGCCATTCGTAAGGCTGAGCATGTTACGGATGTCTTCATCGATGAGTCAGCTACTCCGGAGCAGGGAGTGTTTATCGCCTGCCACGACACAGATGGCAACATTCAGCCTATGCAGCGTGTGCTGCGCATGACCTACACTGCATCTGGCTATTTGAAGGAGTCTTCGGGAAAGGATGAGGAGGCCGACTTGCCTTCGTTCCGTGAAGCTATAATTCTTAAAGTGGAGAACCATGAGTAGATATAAGCTACCCATAAATAAGTTAGTTAACCGTCTCGTTCCGCACTACCTTGCGGGCCGACGGTTTATACTCTTTGTGCAGAGTGCTATTTATCCCCTGCAAAGCATAAATGAGTGGTTCCGCTCCTTTGCCCGTGAGAAGCATATCGAAGCACGAATGACCTCACAGGTTATCTACTTTGAGTGGTTCCTGAACTACAAGTTCTCGAAGTATTTCAAGGATAGCCGAGATAGAATCTTTATCAAAGAGAGCGAGAGTGTCGGCGTGGATCTCTACCACGAAGATGCCGAGTATATGCGCCCCTGCACGGTGTGGTACAATGGTGAATCCATCACTGCCACAAGCGAAGACGAGCAGCCCAGACCATTCTACCGATATATCGAGGAGAAACTCATAAACAAGGTCAGCTTTATGGTCTGTGTGCCACCCATTAAGATACCGCCACAGGACCTGGTCTATATGCTCTCGTATGTGGTGAACACCTATAAGATAGCAGGCAAGACCTACCTGATTAAGATTGACACTGAGGAGTACGAACCAAACAAGAATACCAAATAATGAAAGAATATGTAGCAGAGACAGGTGGAAGATACACCTATTCGGATGACATCTTAAACCTTCAGGAGTTAGCCCTGAGTATGAGCGCTATCTTTGATAGCTGCTCGGACTTTATCATTTCGGGCTGCACGGTCGAGGGCTCAACCATCTCGCCCGGCTATGTATGGCTGGGTGGTAAGGTACGCCACTTTGAGGGCGTTACGGATGCCGTCTTCCCATACTATATCTACGAGAGCAACCGCCACGAATCTGTTGTCTATGCCAATGAGGTCAATAAGCGTGGCCGCACCTGCTACCTCTGTGCTGCGGGCAAGACTATCCCTACAACCACAGACCCAGTTACAGGCAAGATTCCTGCGGCTATCGAGGTCAGGGCCGACTATGCCCCTCGCTTTATCGATAAGTTCTTCGGGCGCTATGCCGTGCTGCTCGAAACGCCTTTCCAGCGTCAGACAATCAAGAAGGATCTGGTGCTGGCAGGTGTGTTTACAGCCAACAAGGAGATAAACTCAAAGACGGCAGTTTCTGTCAGTGGCGAGAATGGCTATTCGCTCAAGGGTATCGTCAAGAGCGATGGCAATGCCTCGCTCGGAGCATATCTGAATGGACTTTTGGTTAATGAGATTGTTATCCGCACCGATGGCACCTTCTCATTTATGAAGCAGGGCAAGGAGTTGGCACGAGTAACGGGTGATGGTATTTCGTATGGTACATCGCTCAGCGATAATTCCCGTATCGGCGCAATCCATATTCAGGGCTGTGATATCTACAATACTCAGGATGTTACAGACGAAGGAACAATACGCATCAACTACTACGGAGTAGAAGGTGGCGGCACGAAGTTCCGAGACTTTGCCGTCTACGATGGCAAACTATCTCTGACTCCAATATTCAAAGTTGTCGGCAAGAGTGCTACGGCACAAGTGAATGGACTCTTCTCGGTAAATAGTGCAGGACGAGGCATCGACCTCTGCAACACCGCCTACACAAAGGATGACACCAAACTGCTCAATACACTCTCGTGGAAGGATAGCGCCGGAGCGGTGATTGCTGCTGTGGGCTTTGATACGACAGATAGCTATCGCTTCGTTGTCCGCAACGCATTAGGCGATATTGTTATTGCCCCGCTCGGCTCGGTGGATATCATCGGTACGCTCAAAGTCAATGGCAAATCCGTTGCTGACACCTATGTTACTGTTACTACATACACAAGTGGTATGAATGGCAAAGTAGACAAGGTTGATGGCAAGCAGCTCTCTACTGAGGACTTTACTACCGAATACAAGCGAAAACTCGATGCTATCTCTACGGGTGGTATTACCGAAGGCGGTACAGGCTATGTAACATCTGGTGCTGTAGCAGAAGCATTGAAGACAAAACTCTCTGCCGACCAGAACCTACGTGATGTCGTGGATAAGGGAGCAGCCCGCACTGCCCTCGATGTCTACTCCAAGCCTGAATCCCAAGAGGTATTCTTGCAGATCTCGGAGGGCTTGCAGGAACTTGTACGCCTTACAGCCGATGAGGTCAATAACCTTACACCGGAGCAGGCACAGGCTCTTAAGGCAGAACGTCAGGCGGCTGTGCGTGCTACGCTCGATGCCGAGAAAGGTGGCACGGGCGAGCAGAAGCTCACCAAGACCTCCAACCTCAGCGACCTTACCGATAAGAGCAAGGCACGCCGAAACCTCGAAGTATATTCGACAACGGAGATTGACAATATGATGGCCGGCAAGCTCGGCACCGATTCGGCATATCAGGGTATCATCTTCACATCGGAGATGCGTGATAAGCTGAATAATATCGAGACGGGAGCCTTCGCCTACACGGACCACGAGGGTAAGTCGCACGCACAAGTTGAAGGATATGTCCTCACCTCTGCCATTGTCAAGGAGCTTAAGAAGAAGGCCAACTGGCTGCTTGATGGCTATAATTCAACCGAGCTCGCAACCATAGCCAAGAACTTGGAGTTATATACTCGCACGGGTGCTGACGGTCGCTTTGCCCGTATGGAAAACCTCTTCCAGGACTACATCAACTACTTGGTGGCTCAAGGCAAGAGTTCTACTCAGGCACAGGCTATCCTGCGAGAGAAACTGAATCTACTCTCCAAAGATGAAATTGTGAAAGACTATCTGCGTAAGGATGCCAAGCTCACCGATCTTGTATTGGGTAGCCCCGAGGCACAGCGTCAGGTATGTCGCACATTGGGTGCGGCCTTTGCCGAGGAGTACCAGCCGCTGCTCATTGATACAGGCTGGATGCAGATGGAGAACAGCGGTCAGGGAACAGATACCCGCAACCTCTTCGTCCGTCAGATAGGCAGCATCGTATCTATCCAGGGCGAGATAAACACCGCCAAGCGTGATGGTAGCAATTGGGGAGGTGTCATCGCTATGATACCTAACAAGATTCAGCCTCCAAAGTATAGTGTACGCTGTACGGCAGCCAACTGGAACGATGACCATAAGTACAACCGAGGCTCGTCGTTTACCATCTATGGCGGACAGCGTAAGTTGCAACTCTATGAGCGAGGCTTCTACAATGTAGACTGTCAGTTAAACTTCACATACTTTGTATAATGGGAAAGAAAATCAATGTAATGAGCGACATCGAGAGTCGCAGGCGTATTGCCGAAAGGCGTATCCCACAACATGTAGAACCAGTAAAGAGCACCCACGATGGAAGAGAAAAAGACGAAGCGGAAGAGACGCCGCACCAAGAGAGTAAAGATAACAGATCGAGGAAGAGGAAGACCGAAGGGGACGCTTAGGCGTTTCCCCTTCGACGAAACACGCATCGGCTTTATGCTTCGCTATGAGATGCCCATAGTCTATGGCATTCTCAAGCAGCTTTGCGGTATGCAGACACCCTTTGAGCCCGAATGGTGGGTCATCGACTCTGTTGCCAAAGCTTCAAAGGATGTTTCATACAAGAAGCCTAAGTTCCAGCGATACCTCAATGAGTACAAGGAGAAGGGATGCTACTGCCTGCGTGGCAAGGTGATGACCCCAAAGCGTCAAAAATACTATGATAGTGTCCAGCGACATAAGACTCAGGAGTATATTCGCAAGAATCATATGACCCTGAAGCGTCGTATCCAGAAGCAAGCTATTGATGAAGATATGACACTTGAAGAAGTTAATAATATCATTAAAACCAGAGCGCAAAGCATTGACTAACAATAATATGTAAAACATTCATATAAAACTATTGTCGTTCAGCAAATTATACATACCTTTGTACTCCGACCGCTCAAGGTCCTTCTATTTGTCAAATGAGTATCCACTCTTTTTAGGATACAGTCAGCGAGACTTTTCTCCCAATTTTTTCAGTTGATAACGGATGGTGAAACCGAACCCGTCCGTCTGTTTCCAGATTCACGGTGTGCCGTAAGGTGCATCGTCTTCGGGCATTTTTTAATCCATAAAACAGTTTTCAGATGCAAGAAGATTTGGAAAAAAACAATGGCATGGAATCGATGTCCATTGAGGAGATGTTCCTGAAGAGTCAGGAGTCGTATGAAGATGCGCAACTACGCGCACAGGAGGAGAATCGGAGCTTTGCCCGCACGGAGTTCTTCCGTATGGACAAATTTGGCGTTTACCGTCTGCGTATTCTGCCTATCGCCCCTAATCAGGATGGTACGCCATCACGCCCGGGCTATGAGTTCCCAGTACATCAGTTGTTGCTCGAGTTGGAGAAGCCAGGCAATGGTGCCAAGGCTTCGAAGATGTATGTTACCGTCACACGTGCTACGGATGCCGGTTACAGCGTAGATCCTATCGAGACCTACCGTAAGTTGGCCGTAGCAGCAGCGAAGGAGATGGGCGATGAGAAACTCGCCGAGAAGATTGACGGAGGCTCATTTGGTGGTGGCTTGAAGTATGGCTATGGTCACTGTATGTACATCTATGACCTTAGTGAGCGTGGCAAGGGTCTGCAGATGATGACTCTCTCGCACGCGCAGTTCAAGGAGCTCGACGAACGTAAGTTCAAACTCTGGTCGAAGAAGTTGCAGAAGAACCCGAGCTATCCTTGTCCTATCTCATCGGTGCGTGAGGCATACCCCGTAGAGATTGAGAAGCGTAAGAACGGTGCAAAGACCGAGTATATCATCTCTATTGACAATGAATCGGACGCATTGCCTCTCAGCCGTGAGGAGCTTACTGCACTGCTTGCAGCACCTCGTATTCCCGAAGTTATCTACCGCTACACACGCTACCACCTCGGCGCTACCGTAGAGTTCCTCAAGCAGAGCGACACGCTCTATGGTATGAACCTTATGGAGAGCGACGAGATGAAGGAGGTCATCGCAACCCTCGCCGCAGAGTTGCCTAAGGATGACACCTCAGAGTTCTCGTTCGACCGCCGCTCGAAGGATAACAAGGAGAATGAGCAGAATGGCTCAGGTCCGCTCTCGCTCGATGACCTCTTTGAACGCTACGAGGAGTTGCAGGCCGAAGGTCTTGGTGATAAGACCGAGGAGGGTCAGGAACTTCGTGCTATGATTCGTGGCTATATCGACCAGGAGCGTCTGCCTATCCGCATTACCCGCTCTACCTCTAACCGTGAGTTGCTCGATATGATTGAGCACGAGATCGAGGGTCCCAAGCCCGAAGAGGAGACGGAGGCAGAGAGTGATGATGAGGAGCAGGCCGAGGAGCGTCCACGCCGTCGCAGATAACCCTTTCTAAGCTAAAATTTTCTATAACCGACGGGAGGTGAAACGCCTCCCGTCTTAACCCTTACACGCTTATGAAAGGACATTATCCCTGCCTATTACTACTGAACGATATACACATATCGAAAGATAACATCCCTGCGTTCAAGGCCAACTGGCAGGAGGCTATTGACATATGCAGGAAGATGGATGTCAAGGAGATTGCTATTGGTGGCGACCTCTTCTTCTCGCGTGCCGCACAGACCCTTGATGTACTGTTGGCAGTTCACGATGCACTGCTCACAGCTGCCGAGCACGGTATCCATGTAACCATTGCCGAGGGTAACCACGATAAGGTAAATCAGGAGAATGAGCGAGGCTATTGCCATGTCTTCGACCAGCACTCAAATGTGTTGGTGTGCGATGAGTATGTGTCGTTGCCATTGGGTGATGACTGTCGTTTTGTGCTTCATATGATGGGCTACTTCCCCGAAGATGGCTCATTCTGTACACGCCTTGACCGTCTCAAGGAGGAGGCTCTTGACCCAAAGCGACTCAACTTCCTCTATATCCACGAGGGTATCAACGGAGCGTTGGCACAACCCAACGACAAGGAGTTGCCCGCAAAGATATTCGAGGACTTCGACAAGGTCTTCGTAGGACACTATCACAACCGCACGATCATCGACAAGACCCGCATCGAATATATCGGCTCATCGCGTCAGCACAACTTTGGTGAGGATGAGGAGAAGGGCTACACGGTAATCTACACTGACGGCTCGCACGAGTTTATCAAGAACCAGGCGAATACCCGATACCGAGTGATTGATGTGGCGGCAGAGCGTGCCGGTCTTCACCTTATGGACGAACTGCGTGAGATTGATGCCGATGGTCGCTACAAAGTCAAGGTTCGTGTTCACGCACCGCAGGCTGCAATGAAGTCGGTGGATAAGGCTGCGCTGCTCGATGCAGGAGCCACAAAGGTAGAACTTATTGCCGATGATGAGGAGATGTTAGAGGTTGCAGCCTCTTCGCTCTTTGAGAAGTTCGACAGCCACCGCATCCGTGAGACCTACGAGGAGTTCTGCCGCGAGAAGCAGATTGACGATGTAGCAATCGGATTGGAGTATTTATCTAAAATCGAAGGACAATGTGGAAATTAAAGAGTATAGAGGCCGAAAATCTGTGTGCCTTCCGCTCGCTGGCATATACGCTGCAGCAGGGAGTAACGACATTGATTTTTGGCAACAATAAGGACAATGACTCCCAGCAATCGAACGGTGCCGGGAAGTCGGCTCTCTTGGAGTGTATAGCCGTGGGACTCACAGGTAGCCCGCTGCGTAAGATACGCACCGAGGAGATTATCAACGATGCCGCCGAGCAGTGTCGCATCATTCTGCACCTAGCAAATGACGCATCGAATGAGGAACTAATCATTGCTCGCTCGATACCTCGCAAGGGAGCATCAACAGTCGCCTGCAAACTCTATCGAGGAGGCGAATTCGTAACGACTGACGAGGCTGTTCAGCACTCTGTAGATGCCTACAACAAGTATATCTTGGAAAAGTTGGGCATCACACGCGAGGAGTTGCTCAACAACTTTATCCTATCTAAATATCGCTACGAGGATTTCTTGTCCTCGTCGGATAAGGAGAAGAAGGAGATTATCAACCGCTTCTCCAACGGCATCTTGGTAGATGAGGCCATCGCCCGTGTAGAGGAGGATATCGAGCCGCTCAGCAGTGAGCAGCAGAAGATAGACCTCGAATTGGCCGGCATCGATGGTCGTATCGAGATGTTGCAGGAGCAGATAGCAAAGGAGGTTGCAGCAGGTGAAGAGCGTGGTCGCAACCGTGAGACACGCATCGCCGAATTGGAGGAGGCAATAGCCTCGAAGCGTGAGTATATCCGCACCCACAAGGAGACTCAGACCGGTATAGATGCAACTATCGCAGAGGTGGATAAGGCTGACAAGGAGTTGCAGGCATTGGAGTCTTCGGATACCTCTTTGGAGGAGTGCTTGAAGGCTATCGATGCTGTAATGACACTGCTGCCTGATGCTCGGAGAACAGACTGGAATCACACGCTAAAACTCAAGAAGGAGGATTTATTGCTTGCTCAGTCTTCGCTCGAAAACCTCGATGCTTCGGTAAACCATGCCGAGGCGGTATTGAAGGAGAAATACGATGCCTTTGAGAAGTTTAAGGTTGAGTACACCGACTTCGTTACGCAGTATGGCGACAAGTGCGAGGAGTACAGCACCCGCCTTCAGGAGATTGATAAGACACTTCGCAACCTCGCTTCACGCCTTGAAGAGTTGCGCCGTAAACGCCGAGTAATCTCTGCGGGTATTGACGAACTGTCGAATAAGTTGGCGGGCTCTATCACCTGTCCGAAGTGTGGCCACGAATTTTTGGTAGCACAGCCTAACTTTGACATCGAGGCAGGAACAAAGGAACTTCGTCTCCGCCAGCAGCAGTTATCAGAGATTAACGGCAATATCGAAGCCGAGCAGAACTCTTCGGAAGAGGCAGAGATGCAGCAGAGCAAACTCAACAGCGAGCGTCGCACATTGGATAGCGACCGTTCACGCTGGGAGCAGGAACTCTCGGACCACGAGCGAGCGGTATGTAGTGCTACAAGCGAGGTGGAGCGTGCAGAGCACAATCGCAGACGCACTAAGGCAGAGGTTGCAGCGATGCAGGACGAGATAGACAGCATCCGCCGTAAAGCCTTTGACGAGTTCTTCGGCAACATCGGTGAGCGTCTTGCAACACTCAGCCGTGAGCGTCGCAAGATCGTAGAGGATATACGCTCGGCGGAGTGCGCTATTGAGACCTTGCAGGAGACAATCCGTGAGGTAAACGAGATGGCTGCCGAGGATCTTACACTATCGCTACGCAAAACATTGGAGCAGGAGAAGCAACGCTCGATGGAGACTGCCAAGCGTAAGTTTGAGGTTGACGACAAGGTACGCGCCTTGGAGGTGCAGCGTGAGCGTTTCGTGCAGTTCAAGACCTACCTTGCCAACACCAAGATTGAGGCTCTTAGCCGTATCACAAACGAGTTCCTGATTGGCATTGGCAGCGATATCCGTATCCGCTTTGATGGCTACACGGTGCTCAAAAGCGGTAAGGTAAGAGAGAAGATCTCAATCTCACTGTTGCGTGATGGAGTTGATTGTGGTTCATTCGGAAAGTTCTCGGCAGGCGAGGCGGCACGAGTAAATCTCGCAACAATCCTTGCAATGCAAAAGCTTGTGAACGCCAACTGCGATGATGAGAAGGGACTGGACCTGTTGGTGCTTGACGAGATTCTCGAAGCAGTAGATGAGGCAGGACTATCATCGATGTTCGATGCTCTGAACGCTCTGGGTGGCACTGTCCTCGTAGTCTCGCACGGCAATGTGGCCGAAGGTTATCCCCACAAACTTGTAATAACGAAGGAGAATGGAGAATCACGCATCGGAGAATAAGGCACTGAAGCACGACGATATCCTCGCCTTGGATGTGGCAACACACTGTGGTTACTTCTCGAAACACGAGGCAGGTACTTGGAATCTCACCGAAAGCCGACGGCGCAACGACAACAAGATGCACGGCTCCTTCCGCACGCTGCTTATCAACTTTATCCGAAAGTACGACATAAAGCAGATAGTCGCTGAGGATGTGAGCATCAACCGCCACTTCTACGACCTCAGACGACTCTCGGAGTTGCGAGGTGTGCTATTGGAGGTCTGCGATGAACTTAACCTGCCCGAGCCGGAGTTTGTGAACCCTGCCGCACTCAAGAAGTGGGCCACGGGCGATGGGCACGCCACGAAGTCAAAGATGGTAGAGACCTGCAAAAAGTATGGTTATGTACCTACGGATGACAACGCCGCCGATGCTTGCCACCTATTCTTTTATTACATACGCAAACACAGATTATAAATTGACCGCATAGATTTGGGCGGTGACAAGCCGCCCACTTTTTTAATTGACGCTCTTCGAAGCTGACAGATTAGGACATTTCAGATTGAGTTGAACCCCTTTTCAGTTAGAAGAGTGGACAAGAAAGATGTGTTAAAAAAGACGGCGGCAATCCCTGATGATGAGACCGCCAAACGAAGGGCTCGACTACTGCAAAAGTATGTGATGCCACATAAAAATCTGGTGTACAGCATCTGTATCAAGTACACATACAATCAGGAAGATATAGAAGATAACTATGTCGAGGCATTGGTGAACTTCTACAAGTATATGGACAGCTACGACCCTGCAAGACCGGTAAAAACCTGGATATATGCAGTGACAAAACGCCTTGTGGCTGACCTCAATAAGCGTAATAAAACCCGTACTCCACCAGACGATAGTGTCGATGTAAAAGAGTTGCGCTCCACATTGTTGGATGATTGCAACCCTTCGGCAAACTGTATGGGTATGAATAACTATAAGGACTACTATAGTGACGAAATTCTATGGGCACTGGATCAGATAAAACCTATATACCGTGAGGCTTTTCTGCTACAACAGGCAGGCTATAAAATCAGCGAGATAATGGAGATTACCTACCAGAATGGAACGCTACAAACAAAGAATGTCGAAACGGTAAAGAGCCGACTGTTTTTGGCAAAGGCACAACTAAGAAAATTACTTACAAGAGATGGAGAAAAAAGAGTGGATTGAAGGGTGCAAGCGTGTATTTACAAAGTTGGTGAAAGATACGCTGTGGGAGGATTTTAGGTTTCCTGGGGGCGGAAGGTCAGATCGATATATAGGAGATTGTTACGATAAACTGCATAAAAAATACACTATCAGTACTGAATGCCTTGTCGATTTTTGTGTTTGTCAGGTCAGTACAATGACTACATTCGATAAAAGTTATAGGCGTCAATGGAGTGTTACACATTCGTTTAGCGAAAAAGCTATTTATCGCTACGATATATACGATATACATAGGCGTTTTTACGATGACAATTGGTTGGCAAAACACAATCTGTCAAGACAGACCCTAGCATCTTTGCTACAGAATAGAAAAAAACCTTCACTGTTAAAGTATGTCTTTCCCGAATATGAAGAACATACAAAATACCTTAATCACTCCTCCGAGATTGGATACATTATTTGTGGAACTTCTACGCTTATGTGGACTCCATTTTCTCCTATCTGTACGAAATGTACATACTCTAATTTGTGCAAAGAGAGGACAAAACATGTTCATCCTCACCTGTATAGTTTAAGATGCGAGACCTGGGCAAAACAAAATAGATAAAGATGAATGAGATATCGCCACTAAGCGTTGAATTCCTATATGAGCTTTATGCAACCGCATTAAGGCACGAGCATCTATGTGCAATACTCTCACAGCATATGCGAAGTGAGTATCTGCCAGATCGTTCATTTCAGCGCATTCAGACGGTAATTAAGAACCACTATCAAGCATATAAAGAGCCTCCCTCATATGCTGTTCTATCCCAAGCCTTCAACCAAGATATTGATGCATTGGAGCTTTTGGACACATTCCGAGATTGGGATAATGGTCAGAGTGTTGATGCTATGACCGATATGCTGGAGTCATACATCAAAGGAGTCAAGCTTCAGAAAGTCTATACTGAGGTCGGAACATTGTACAACGACAATCAACAAGCGAAAGCCGAGAATGTTCTTAGACAGTATGCTGAATGGGTCGCAGGGTTCACCTTAAAGAGCGTGGCTTTTGTTAATGTGGCCGAGACTTTTATGGAGCGTTATGAGGCAAACAAGAAGAGAGAGGCAGAAGAAGCATCTTCTGGAACTTCAAAAGTTGTCCGCTTTTACATTCCTTTTCTTGATGATATTAACAAAGGACGAAGTCTTAGAGGTCAATTGACTTGCTTCTTGGCATCTACAGGTGTGGGAAAATCACATATTGCCAAATGGATTGGTGTCAGAGCCAAAATTGATGATAGGCTCAATGTCCTTCACTTTCAGTTGGAGGGTTCGGAAGATGAGGCTTTGAACGCCTATTCAGGAGGACTGATATCAAAGAACTCGTATTACTATGAGAAGGGAATTATCCCAGAGCACGAGATGCAAAAATACCGGAAGCAAATAGAAACATACGGAGGAAACATTGATGTTAAAAGTTACCCAAGATTTAATGCGCAGGTTTCCACTATTGATATCCGAGATGGCATCTCTGAATATCGAAAAATCAAGGGATGTAGCCCGGATATTGTCATTATTGACTCGATGGATCTGCTCACCGATGCTTCTCGACGCAACTGGGGCGCAGAACACGAAAGGTCGAAGCGTATTGCTGTTGCTAATGACTTAAAAGACCTTGCAGCGGACGAAAATGTATGGATGGTTGTAACATATCAATCTACAATCGAGGATAGAGACTGGCTGAATAACGAAAACAATGTGCTCACAGAGTTTAACTGTGCTGAAGCAAAAGGTTTGGCAAGACCTTGTACTCACCTTATTTCGCTTAACCAGTCATCTTCGGAGCGCAAGGAGAATGTAATGCGACTACATATTGCAAAGAGCCGTTTCTTTCAAAAGGGTGCGACAATAAAGATTGCCACAGATTATGATAATGAGGTCTTCTACGACAGTAAAAGGTCTTTGGCTCTTGAACAAGAATAATTTTTTGCTCACTTTATAAACTTTAGCTCCTACACTACAGCTATTCCTAAGTATATGGATTTATCAGCGAAGGAATATCAGCAATTGGTGCAGGAGATAGCACGCGAGACGGGTGCAAAGCGTGACGGTACAGGTAAGAACCTTATCGTGCCACGCTGCCCCTTCTGTGGCAAGTCAGGAGGTAAGTTCGGTATCTACATTGGACCGGAGACTGCCCGCCGTGAGCCGTTTATGGCGCATTGTTTCTCGTGTGGAAAATCAACGCGCACCCTCGGACAACTCTTGGAAGCCATAGGTCGTATGGATCTGATGGTTACCCCCACGGCAGACATCACCGCTCCCTTGCAGTTTGTCTTGGGTGTGGAGCCGGAGGAGATTGACGATATGTTAACCGTAACCGAGTTGCCGGACTTCTACAAGCGCATATTCAACCACCCATATCTCAAGGGGCGTGGTTTCACCTATGATGACTACGACTATTTTCCAGTGGGCGTAACCAATCGCCTCAATCCTCGCTTTGAGGATTATGTGATTTTTCCCATCATTGACAACGGGGAAAATGTGGGCTTCGTGGGCCGTCATACCTGGTCGAAGAGCGATATCGATGCCCATAACCGCAAGGTCAAGTACAATGGTGGCTTCAAGATATTGCGCTACCGCAACTCTGTCAATAACGACTTCTCCAAACTTCTATATAACTACGATGCTATTCACGAGGGTGAGACCGATACGGTTATCCTCGTGGAGGGCATCTTTGATGTTATAGCCCTGACACGCAAGATGGAGCTATACGACAATCCCAGAGTGGCTGTTGTAGCGACCTTTGGAAAGAAGATCTCCGATGTCCAGGTCTATAAACTCCAATGCAAGAGAGTTCAGACGGTGATTGTGGGCTATGATGGCGACGCTGTCGAGCCCGTAAAAAAGGCTGCCAGCAGACTTGCTAAATACTTTACTGTCTTTGTCGCCAACATCGCAGATGCCCATAAGGACTGGGACGAGATGAGCGTGGCGGAGATATTCGACATCTTTGCTCAACGCCTTCAATCTCCCTCAAACTTCAAACTACGAAAGGTTCAAGAGTTATGATGCAAGAACTAATTCAGTGGCTCAATGCCCAAAACATAGACTATACCACCATCGATAATGAGGTCGTTGAAATCCAGAACTTCGGCAAGATGCTTCTCGCTGATCTGTCGGGTGTTGAATCCATCTTCAAGAGCAAAGATGGTGAAGTGAGGTTCAACCTTATAGAAAACCCACAGGAGTTGCAGGATGAGGGAATTTTCTATGTGGCGTTTCCCTTTGGCAATAACTGGTATTACTATGACCTCCGCGAAGAGTTTCGCTTCAATATCCTAAAGCATATAGGTAGGCCAAAGCCGCCGAAGCATAATATCCTGTTTGTCAATCTCGGCGTGCATACGCCTTTTGAGTTGCTTAACGCATCAGGCTCAATAGATGGGCTATGTCGCAAAGCAAAGTGGCTTGGGCATACAGCCGTGGGCATTTGCGACCGCAATACAATGGCCGCTACACTCAACCTGCAAAAGGAGTGTGCGAAGGCGGGGCTTAAACCCGTGTTTGGCTATACTCTTACAATGCTGCATAACGAAACAAAAGTCGAGATAAAGATATACGCTCTCAGCAACAAAGGACTGCATAACCTGCTTAACATTCAACGAGAGGTAATGGTAAACTCCGAGGATGGTGTAATCAATTATTCGGAACTATTTCTCTATGCCGAAGGGTGTGTCATAGTCTTCGCCACTCGCTCGGCATATTGGATCACGGAGAATCCACGCAATGTCGAGCGGATGAAGGAGCGGTTCGATGCTGTCTACTATCAGGTTGATGGCAACGAGTATAAGGCAGACCGTATAGACCGTGAGAAGTTAGCCGCATTAAAGCACTATTTCGAGAATTGTTACGATACAGCAAACGATTCATTCACTGTTGAGCCTATTCTTATAGCAGATAGTTACTACATAGACCGTGATGATGCTAAGTCGAAGATTGTGCTTAACAAGATTGCTACGGGTGCAGCCCACGAGCAGAGCGAGGAGCAATACTTCAAGAGCGTAGATGATCATTACAACACTCTGCAACCACTCTTTTCGGAGAAGTGGGACTTTGACAGACTCTTTGAGAAGATGTGCCGACATACGGTGGATATTGCCGAGCGTGCCGATGCAGCCTTTGAAACGGGTAAGATGTTTATGCCCGAATATATGATGCGCCCCGAGGAGCATGAACGCTATGGCGATAGACGCACGATGTTTCTTCGCCTGCTCGATGAGGGGCTCGCAGAGAAGATTTCGGAGACGAAGCACCAAATCTACCGTGAACGATTAGATGATGAGGTATATATCATCGAATCGACTGACAATGTGGATTACTTTCTTGTGCAGTGGGATATGGTGCGAGAAGCTAAACGCCGAGGCATTGCAACGGGTATCGGTCGTGGCTCGGCAGGTGGTTCGCTCGTGTCATACCTGCTGGGAATAACCTCTATCGACCCAATAAAGTATGACCTAATCTTCTCCCGCTTTCTTGTCCCGGAGCGATGTGGACTAAGTTGGAAAGATAAGCTGACTGTTCTTGCTCCCGACATACCCATACAGCGAGGTGTGGAGTATATAGAGGTTGAGATTGAAAATACGATATATATGCTGCATCCCGAAGCCAAACTACGCATCGTGCGTGATGGCAACGAGATGACTATTACAGCCGATAAATTGAGTTGTGGCGATGAAATCCTATTAGACCGCCGAGATTGCTTGTGGAACTTAAAGGAGATAGCCAATGAACAACTACGAACATCTGAGCCCTTATAACGGCTGCGACCTCTACCGAGGCGATGCCCTCGATGTGCTTCCTATGCTTGCCGAGCAGGGCGTCAAGGCTGATATGATACTTACAGATCCGCCTTACGGCACTACTCACTGCCGTTGGGATTCGCCCATAGATATAACGAAGATGTGGCAGGTGCTTCGTGGCGTTACTATGCCGACGACACCCATACTGCTCTTTTGTCAACAACCATTTACCAGCGTGCTTGGAGCCTCAAACCTCAAGCAGCTACGCTATTCGTGGGTATGGGAGAAGACACAGCCTACGGGCTTTCTCAATGCTAAGCGTATGCCTATGAAGGCACACGAAGATATACTCGTATTCTACGACAGGCTGCCGACATATAATCCAATAAAGACCGATGGACATAAACGCAAGGTTGTTATGGCAGCACATCAGCGTAAGTGTAACGCCGGAGAGATATATCATAAGCACGACAACTATCGGGACTATATCTCCACAGAGCGCTATCCCCGCAGTGTTATCAAGTTCAAGACCGACAAGCAGACATCGTGTCTGCACGCAGCGCAGAAGCCTGTGGCACTGCTTGAGTACCTAATCCGTACCTACACCAATGAGGACGATTTGGTGATTGACTTTGCTATGGGTAGTGGCAGTACTGCCATTGCCTGTCGAAATACAGGACGCCGATTTATCGGAGTCGAGATTCAGAGAGACATATTTCAAACCGCATTAAAGCGAATAACAGATGAGCACAACCCAGGAGATCTGGGTGGACATTAAAAATTATGAAGGGTGTTATCAAATCAGTAACAAAGGCCGTGTCAAGAGCCTCGAAAGGGAGGTTGTTTCGGGCGGCATTACACGCACGCAGTCCGAGCGTATATTAACGCATTGGTGTGGCAAGACATCGCTCTATGACTGCGTGAGATTATACAAGAATGGTATCGGGGAGAAGTTCTCCGTTCACCGCATTGTGGCCGAGCATTTCCTCAATGATTGGGATCCTGAATTGGAGGTGAACCATATCGACGGCAATCGCTACAACAATGCTGTAGAGAACCTTGAGATGTGTACTCATCAGCGCAATATGGAGCACGCCATAGCCAATGACCTCAAAAACGACTATGGAGAGAAAAGTAGTAATGCAAAACTAACCAACGCACAGGCAGAGCGAATACGCGAACGCTACTATGCCGGTGGCGTGACACAATTGGAATTGGCTATCGAGTTTGGTGTATCGCACCAGACCGTAAGCTGTATTGTGCGACATAAAAAGTATTTCAGATGATAGTAACAAGTGTAAAAAGAAGACGAGCAACAGCCCCGATGAAGGTGATTGACTCATTTGTAGATAAGGGCCTTGTCGAAGGCGGACACGCTTCGCTTCCTGATATCGATGTCGATTATGCCTCAGACCGCCGTCAGGAGATGAAGGACTACCTCGAACAACGATACAATGTCGGTGGTCGTCAGCGTGTGTTCTCGGCAGGAACATTCACTACGCTAAAACTCAAGGCGGCACTCAAAGATGTGGCGCGAGTACACCGTGTGCCGCACGGCACGGTAAACTACATAACGGCGATGCTGGATGATGGTGCCGACTGGACAGGACTTTTCAAGATAGCCGTTACCAACCGCAAGGTCTACGACTTTATACAGACCTATCCCGAAGTGATTGAGGATGTGCGAGTCTTGCTCGGTCAACCAAAGGCGGCATCTGTGCACGCCTCGGCAATCATCGTTACACCAGAAAAGCGCGATGGCAAGGAGGCAGACTGTTTCGACTTCCTGCCTATACGCAAGATGGACGGGGCGTTGGTGTCGGAGTTTGATGGATACTCTGTCGATGAGATTGGATTGCTTAAAGAGGATGTGCTGGCAACAAAGGAGTTGGCAAAACTCAGTGCCACCATAAACCTCGTAAATGAGCATTACAATCAGCTGCTGACCATAGAGAAGATAACAAGCGAGATGCTCGATGATGAGAAGACCTATCGGATACTCTCCGAGGGCAATACACAGAATGTCTTTCAGTTCTCCTCACCGGGTATCACACGTTTTATCCAAGATGTTCAGCCTAACTGCATTGAGGATCTGATTGCCATAAATGCTCTCTTTCGACCTGCTACACTAGACATCGGAGCAACAGATAACTATGTTCGTTACCGCCGAGGCGATGTAGCTCCGGTCTATAACTTCGGTTGCTATGAGGCAACGAAGAATACCTACGGCATTATGGTCTATCAGGAGCAGTTTATGTCCGTGGCTCACACGCTCGGAGGCTTTGACCTCGGCAAGACCGACTACCTGCGTAAGGCTATCGGTAAGAAGAAGGCCGACCTCATGGCCTCGCTCAAAAACGATTTTATTGCTGGTGCGATAAAGAATGGTTGCCCGCCTTATGAAGCCGAGGAGATATGGGGCAAGATAGAGACTGCAGGTAAATACTCCTTCAACCGTTCCCACGCCGCAGCATACGCCCTCACGGCCTTCTGCGGTGCGTGGCTCAAGGCGAACTATCCGACTGCATTCTACACGGTGGCGTTGCAGTGGGCCGATGATAAGGAGATGCCGGCACTGATGTCGGAGATGGAGCGATGCTCGGTGGCGAAGATTGTTCCTCCCGACATCAACCATTCCACGGTGGAGTTCTTCACAGACTACAAGGCGAATGAGATTTATTGGTCGCTTAACCGCATCAAATTCCTAGGAACGAAGGCAGCTGCATATATCGTTACTGTGCGTTCAAGAGGCAGATTTACGAGTATCGAGGACTTTATTGAGCGAATCTTCCGCCATAAACTACGAAGTAAAGACCTCAAACACTGGGACGAGGTAAACCCGATGGTTGAGAATGGTCGTGTGCCTGTTAATACCCGCCACCTGAAGAATATGATCCTGGCAGGATGCTTTGACAAGATTGAGAATGTACAGGCTGTAACGGAACGATATGCCATCCTCAAACGCGCTGCACTAAAATTGGGCTTCAATCTGCGTGAGAGTGATGCTCCCGAAGAGTTACGAGATAAGCACTACTTCTGGTCGCAACAGCAGATTGCCGTTTCCGGCATAGGCTCGATTGACTATCGTCGTATCTTCTCCAACTCACCAGACAGAGCGAAGGTCAAGGGTAAGGCCGCCTACATCTCTCTTGCCGATGTTATGCGAGATGAGAACGATGGTCGCAAGGCTGCCGTTTGTGCTACTGTATCAGAGTATTCGGAGCATAGTTATGCCGATAGGGAGACCGGGCAACGCAAGCGCTTTGCGAAGTTGATACTATCGCAGAACAATCAGACTGCGGAGTGCACGCTTTGGGATGAGTTCTATCGTGCCCACAAGGAGGAATTACAACATGTCAAGGGTAAGATAATCATCCTAACAGCAGTTATTCGTTATAGCGACTACACAGCTTCTAACGCCCTGCAATCATATCGTAACTCACTTCTATTCATTCAATAATATGGCACCAAAGACAGAACCCAAAGTATATGTAGGCATTGGTCTTGACTTTGAGACAGGAGGTCTCGATCCACAGATCTGTGCTTGCACCCAGATAGCAGTACAGGCAGTACGGCTCGACACTTGGCAGGTGACAGACCAGTATCAAGCGTACATACTACCTTACAACAAGCAGTCGGCAGGATTACCCACCAAAAAGATACTCCGCACTCGCAGCGAAATTGCCCGTGAGGATAACACTCTAATGCTCTACGAGAAGAAAGCATTGGACTACTCGGCAATAACGATGGATATGCTCAAACAACAGGGAGTGGATATAATCAAAGTGGCAAACGATATCATCGCCTTTGCCAAGCGTAATACCGCATCTGTTGGCAAGCAGTGTAAGCCAATACTCATTGGTCAGAACATCCAGTTCGATATCGGCTTCTTGCAGCAGATGATGAACTACACAGGGCTTATGGAGGAGTTTGAGAAGACATTTGCAGGAACAAAGGATTACTACGGACACTTTCAGCCTCACTATATCGACACGATTCTTATAGGCCGCTTGGCTTTCGCAGCCGATAAGGAGGTAACATCGTACAAGTTGGAAATCGTAGCCTCGCAATTAGGTGTAGACCTCGACGATGCTCACGATGCGGCGGCCGATGTAACTGCAACACTCGATGTGCTTGGTGTCTACACCTCACGCCTAAGAAACAACGAAGGAGCGACGATGCCAACTGGGCAACGAGACAAAACACGAAAACACTTCAAGATATGACACAGAAAAACAGACTCCCAGAAGAAGTGCCCGAGACCATAACATTCCGTACTGCAGACCGAATGATGTACGGTGCTTTGGGATACGATAGCAATGAACTGATGGCTGTGATTTCGGGCTACGACCTCGAAATCAAGTTCAATATGCGACTCATCAACTCGCTGGCTGATGCTGAGGCGTGCGCCAATGCTCTGGCCGATGTCTTCTACGAGGCACTGATGGATCAATTAATTCGAGAAAATAAACCATTTGCTAAACCTCCCGAAGCAAAAACACCTACTCTTAAATAAAAGAGAAATAGATATGTCGGAACAGACCAACAATATACAGGACAACACAGAGGAGACGCAGTTGACTGAACTCGAAGAGAAGTTCTGCGACCTCTATGTAAATGGCGGCGTAGGGTTCGCTGGCCACTTAGGTAAGTGTTATACAGAGGTATTTGGTGAGGGTGCGTCAAAGCGCCCTGGTGTATCGGCCAACTACCTGATACAAAAGCCTCACATATATGCGCACATCAAAACTCTTCTCTCGTCAGAACGCTTCGAGATGGAGACTATGGCAGTAAAGCTTCAAGTAACCGAAACTCTCAAAGCCGTGATGGATGAGACAGCGACAACGGATTATACAGACCGCTTTGGCGTGCCACTCTCACCGGCTCCGCTCCGTGCCGTTTCAGTCAATGCAGCAAAGGCTCTGATGGATATTTTCCCCATCAAGCATAAGGAGGAGAACAGACTGCGTATCGAGGGTGCTGATGGCAATGTGATATTCAATGTGATTGTCCCGACTAACCCTCCGAAAGATGAGCAAAAAGAGGAAGAGTAAAAGCAAGGTAACCCGAAAGGATATTGCGTGGTGGACATACTTTGTGATAATGATAGCACTTATCATCTTCGGGTTCTGGAACAGCGAGGGAGCAGAAGCACTGCTCCGAGCAATTAGAGAAGCATTTTCACTACTAATGGAATAGACTATGGAACAGCTAAAAGAATTTGTACTGAAGCACTTTAAGGTTATTACCGTAGTGCTCACTTTCGTACTTACGATGTACATTCAGCACCTGAACAACACCCGTCAGATTGAGGAGCTAATCACTCGATGCGAAGTTCTTGACACGAAGATTAAGGATCAGTACGAGCGTATTGATGCCATCAAACTCGACAAGGCAGTTTTTGAGGCTACTATCACACAGTTTGCCTCTATACAGAACGACCTGCACGAGATTCGTGAAGACCTTCGTGCGCTCTTGGAACATAACGCCGTATGTGGTAAATAGCAATGATTCAGAACGCCCATATTACAGTAATTACTTCCAAGGAACTCACTGCGATGAGGCTCGATGACCTTGTAGGTTGTCGTGGCCTCGTTGTGGAGGTTCTCTCCGAAGATCGTATCAAGAATCGTGGTGCATTAGTGCTACTCGAAGAGCCCTATTTAGGCGAGTATCTATGGTTTATTCCCGAAAATTCAATAAGTTATGAGTAAGTTTTCACAAATCCTATTGGCAATAATCCTCCTGCTTGGAGGAGTTGTCTTCATTCAGTATAAACACTCAGCCCGGCTATCCGATGAGCGAGACCGTTACAAACAGAACAACACTGCTCTGCTCTCTGATATCGAGCGAATTAAGGTGGACTCCACTACGATGGCTGTCGATGCAAAGGCTCTACGCCTGACCATCGATGAATACGAGCGATTCCGTGCGGCCGATGCAGAGAAAATCCGTCAGATGGGAGTCAAGATAAAAGACCTTCAAGCGGCTGCAAAACATCAGTTAGAGGTGGCTGCACCCATCAACGCCGTAATCCGAGATACAGTCTTCATTCGTGATACGGTGCCGATTGTACAGCAGAAGGTTGAGATGGTGTCGCCGCATCTCCAACTTGATGCAGTAATTGATAATGACAGCCTCAAAGGAGATATCCGATTACCCGTTACTTTACAACAGACAGTCTGGGTTGAATACAAGCGTAAATGTATCTTTTGGAAGAAGGTTAAGGCAATCCACCAGACCATATCGAGCGACAATCCCTATGTCGATATCAAATACTCCGAATACATACAAATAGACAAAAAATAACCGAAGCCTTCATTCTCTGCGAATGGAGGCTTTTATTTTTATTAGAGCAAAACAACTTACAGATTGTAGTTGATTTGTTACACTCTTACAGTCTATTAGATTATAAACTTCAAGTGTTTTATCTTAAATACTTACTAGTCAAAACTCTAAAAAATAACGATAGTCAAAAGTTTGTGAACAAATTAATAGCTGAAATTTGCATTAATTCAAACTATTTACTATATCTTTGCATATTAAAATAGGTGTATTTTCAAATACCGAAAGTAAATAATTAAAAAATATTAGATATGAAGCGCTTGATTTTATCTGCTGCCTGTGCATTAAGCTTGGTTAGTTGTGGAGGCCCCCCCGCAGGGCCGAACCAAAATGTTGGACAGCCTGTCCCTAAGTCAGAAACTAAATTGACAGCTCCAACTATCAAGGTTTTTGTTGAGAACTCTGGTAGTATGGATGGTTATGTTAAAGGAGCAACTGATTTTGAAAATGCAGTTTATAGTTACTTGTCTGATATCCAGCATGCAGATTTAGGCGTTCGAATAGACTCGTTGGCTGCTAAGAATTCTTTGATACTTAATTATATAAACAGCGAAGTTCTACAACAAAAGCCAGATGTTAGAGAGTTTATTGAGGCGTTGGAACCTGCCGATTTTAAAATGAAAGGCGGAAAAAGAGGCACCTCTGATATGTCCAATATCCTTGATACAATCATATCACAAACAGATGATAATGAAGTCTCTATTCTTGTTTCGGATTGTATTTTCTCGCCAGGAAAAAAATACAAGGCTAAAGATAATGCAGATGAATATATTGTAGCTCAGCAAATTGGCATAAAGAGTCATATCGTAGAAAAACTTGCTAAAAACCCTAATTTTGCGATTGTAGTTATGCGTTTAACATCTCAGTTTAATGGCATATATTACAATAAATTCGATGATAGACAGCCTATTAACAATGATCGTCCTTTCTATATGTGGTTGATGGGCGACAGAAGTTACCTTAATACCATTCTCAAAAAAGTGGAATTAAATCAGATTAAAGGCAAAGGGGTACAGAATATTTTTATGATTTCAAAACCTTTAAAGGCTATACCGTACAACATCTCATTGCCTCAGCCAGGTAATGGTAAATATGAGATTGCAAGATCTGAGCAATATTCGATTAACAACGCAAAGACTGACGGCAGGGGTGGCAATAGTCGTTTTCAGGTTGGAATATCCGTTAATTTCTCTAATATTCTACTTCCTGATGAGTATTTGATGAACCCCGACAATTATATGGTCTCAAATAAAGCCTATGGTGTTGAAATCGCTAAATATTCAGGTCCTAGACAAGATTTGTATACACACACCATCAAACTCAATTTATTACAACCCGTATTAAGCAAGGGAGTTGTTAAAATATCACTTAAGAACACCTTGCCACAATGGATTAATGACTATACTGATGACAGCGGATTGGATATCAACGCACCGGGTGCAATGGAAAAAACATATGGCTTGAGGTATCTACTTGGCGGCGTATATGATGCCTATGCATCAGGTGGACAATATGGAAGTATAACAATTAATATTAAATAATATGGAAAACTTACTCGGACAGATTTATTGTTGGTTTCAGTCTTTTTATGGACAAGATTTAA